CCCACTTCGCGACCTTGACGTGCGAGCCCGCCGTCCACGGCAGGAAGTACATGTTGGTCCCGACGCACTCGGCCGTGCCGAGGTTGGGGCCGCCGCCGCCCGCGTACGCGGAATCTACCTGCGAGACGTCGAACGTGTCGGTCGTCGAGAGGACGGTGTCGGCCAGTCCCCACCGCGCGCGCAGGTACGTGTTGACGGTCTCCTTCTGCTGCCACGTCGGCTCGTCTTCGAACACGATCGCGTGCGCGACCACGTAGTTGGCGAAGTTGCTCGCGCCATCGGAGCCGAGCCGGAAGCGGTTGATGACGTCGTTGATCGCGGCCGACTGCGTGCCGTAGCGCTCGGCGCCGTCGACCGTGAGCGTGAGGCCGGATGCGCCGAACCCGGCGCCGAACACGTGCGGGAGCGTGTTGGCGGGACCGCTCGCCTGATTGGTCGTCGAGCCCGCGGTCGTGATGCGCGTGTACTGCCAGGTCGCGCCCTGCCAGTCGTAGATGACGTAGCAGTCGTTGGCGGCAGTCGCGGCCGTGAAGAGGCGCGCGATATAGCCGCTCACCGACGGGTTGAGCGTCACCATCTGCGCGACGACGTAGACCCACGGCCGCTTGCCGACCGCGATCGACGACGTGAACAGGGAGACGAGCGTGTCGTTGACGCCGTCGAAGGTGACGCCTGGATACGCGCTGTTGAACGACGTCGCGGCCCGCACCGGCTGCGCGGTTCCGCTCGCGGTCAGGGGCGCGGTATCGGTGCCGGTGCTGGCCCAGCTGGCGACCGCCCCGTTCGCCAGGTCGTTCGCGTCCCAGTTGAGCAGCGGCCGGAAGCCGAGCAGGTACGCGAGCGCGTCTCCCGACGTGGCCGACAGCGTGAACACCACGTCGTCGTGCGCCTGCGCGCCGAGCGCGTCGGTGATGGTGAAGCGCAGCGTGACCGCGCCGTTGTTGCCCGTCAGCGTGACGGTGGGGTTCAGGGCTGCGGCGTTGGAGATCGCGACCGTGACCGCGGACGGGTTGCTCGCGACCGTCCACGCGTACGTGAAGGGGCCGAGTCCGCCGGTCACGTCCACGCTGAGCGGCGCGCTCGCGACCCCGTACGACAGCGTCGCGTCGTCGGTCGTCGTGACGGCCAGCAGGTCGCTCGCGATCTTCTCGAGCGTGATGCGGCGCTGCACGTTGAGCCGGCCGCGCGCGGGCGCGTAGGACTCGTCGGCGTTGGGGATCGCGCGCACCTCGTAGTGCAGGCTCGCGATCGGCCAATCGATCGTGTCGCGCGCGTCGATCGTGACCGTGTAGTTGCGGTCGTCGTCGATCGCGACCGTGCTCGTGATGATGCCGGTGTCGTCGGTCGCGATTTGCAAGAGGCCCGGGTCGGCGTCGTCCGAGAACCGCTTGACCGTGAAGGTGACGCGCGAGCCGATGAGTCCGCGGTCGACGGTGCCGCGGAACTTGAGGCCGCCGCCCGCGAAGATGCTGAAGTCTTTCGGAGGCAGCGCCATCCCTACGCCTCTTGCCCGCACCGCAGGTAGCCCGCGAACACGGGGTACGTTTCGCTCGCGCTGAGATCGATCGTGACGTCGAAGTGGAGGAGCCCGAGCGGGAACGCGCTCGCGACATCGTCCGTGATCTCGAGCAGGGCCGTGGTGCCGCTCAGGATCGAGATGCCGCCGAGCGCATCGCTGTCGATCTGCGCGAGCCCGGGATCCGGATCGTCCGCGTGCCGCTTGACCGTCGCACGCATCACGACATGCGCGCTCTGCAGGTTCCGCGTCTCGTCCACATCGAACGCGACGGTTGCGAGCGCGACGAACGCGGTGCCGCGCATGAGCGCGTTGCGGTCGTCCACGAAGTCGACGCGCACGCAGTAGAACGGCAGCGCGTTCGCGTTCGCGCTCATAGGGCGTTGACCGCCGTGATGTCGCCCGCGCTCAGGACCGAGTTCCACACGATGAACTCGCCCGCCTTGCCGTCGTGGTAGCTGATGGCGAGGCTCGGCTCGGTTCCGAGCGTCGTCAGGCCAGTGCCGAGCGACAGCGTGTTGGACGGGTTGGAGGTCGACGCCTGCGAGAGCAGGGTGCCGTTTTGATAGAGAACGCCGGTGCCGATGCCGGCGCCCGCCGCCAGAATGCCGAGCAACTTCTGCGTCCCGCTCGTCAGCAGCGACGCGGTGAAGACGCGGTTGCTGCCGTTGATGCCGAGGTTCAGCTGCGTCGTCGAGGGGGCGAGCAAGCGCAGGACGGTGCCGGCCGTCGTGCCACCGATGCCCCACACGTAGTTGGAGGCGGCGGCATCGAACGAGCACGAGACGTACACGCTGAGCGCGACCGATCCGGAGAGGCCGAGCGAATCGGAGCGGCCCACGTAGTCGTTGGAGCCGTCGAAATCCATCACCTGGTGGCTCGAGAGCGTGACGGCCGTCCCGCTATTGCCGCCCACCGGCTGCTGCGTCGTCGTCGCGTTGGTGAGGTGATATCCGCCGCCCGATTGATCGTAGAGCGTGACGATCACCCACGACTGCGAGCCGACCGCCGCCGCGAGCGCGGTCGTGTCGAGCAGGCCGGTCGCGGCCACGTAGCCGATGGTGGTTACGGTCGTGGTGTCGGCGCCGGTCGTTTTGCGAACCGAGATCAGCGGGCCGCTGTAGCCCGAGACGAGCAGGCGCCAGACCGAGTAGGCCGCCCGCGGTGCCGCGCTCACGGTCGAGAGCGCGCCGGCCGCGTTGGCCGTGATGGTGCCGCGCGCGCTGCCGCGTCCGGTCGACACACCCGCGATCGCGATCGTGGTCGTGAGCGCGTCCGCGATGCCGTCGCGCGTGAGCGAGACGCCCCGCACGGGCGCGACCTGCTCGAGCGACTGGCCGGCGATGGGTCCGTGGAAGGTCACGCGCGCCCCTCAGCTCTCGTCGATGATGAGCGTTCCGATCGCGGCACTCGGCACACCCAGCAGCGCGATCGCCATCGGCGTCACCTTCCACGCGCTGCCGTCGCCGTCGGCCGTGATGTCGACGAGCGTTCCGCCTTGCGTGGCCGAGATCGTGAAGTTGTCGACGTCCACGACGGTCTTGACGTAGTAGACGGTCCCCTCCGTGATGCCGGTCGGCAGCGTCGAGTTCGTGCCGGACAGGAAGCAGACGCGGTCGTTGACGCTGAGACCGTGGCCCTTGTTGGTGATCTGGTCGTTACTGTTCTCGCCGCTGAACGGGCCGAGCGCGCTGCCGAGCGGGCCGCAGTGCTGGATGATCGACGCGCCGCTCGCGCTGTCGCCGGTCGACCAGAACATGGCGGTCGCGCCCGACGCCCCGCACTGCGGCCAGTTCACGACGGCCGCGTTGCTGCATTGCGCGCCCGTCGCGGTCGCGACCACCGTCCAGCCGAGCGACGAGCGAACGACGCTCGCGCGCGCGTAGTTGGTATACGCAACCTCGTTCGTCGTTTGATCGCCGCCCACGCCCGGATACGCCGTGTGAAGCGCGACCGGAACGTTGGTCAAGGCCGCGGTCGCCGTGTTGTCGGCGAACTTCGACCAGCCGAACGCGTTGTAGATCAGCTTGAGGAAGCTGAGGGATGCGGACGAGCTTTTAGGCATGGGGCTCCATCACCTCGCCGTGTGCGGCAGCAGGCCGCTCGCGTTCGCGATCACGTTCGCGCTCGCGGTCGCGGACGGGACCAACCGCGCGAGCTGCTCGTCGTACTTCGCCGCGAGCTTGCCGCCCGCCTCGAGCTTGTCCTTGCTGCGCCGCTCGCTCTCGTACGCGAGCGCGGCGCCGGTCGACACGACGATGTCGCGCTGCAGCCCGTTGATCTGCGGCTGCACGCTCGCGATCAGCGCGTCCACGCGCGCGGTCGTCTGCTGCTGCTGCGTGACCAGCTGCGTGAGGTCGAGCCGAATGGTCGCGAGGTCGTGCTGCGTGTCGAGCTTGGCCGCCGCCCAGGTGATGACGCCGACGAGGCCGGGGTACACGACCACCAGCGCCACCCACTTGAGCGCGTTGGTGATCGCGCTACTGCGCGCGAGCGTGGCGGCCGAGCGGGCGAGTTCCTCGGGCGGGACGGAGTGCGTCACCGCTGCACCTGCAGGAACTGCAGCACGACCACGCCCGCGATCGCCGTCAGGGACCCGCCGCACACCGTGAGCAGGACGAGGATCGCGAGCCGCTCGTACCACTTGCGGACGCCGAGCGCGCCCAGCTGCTTGGCCATGTCGCGCAGCGCGTTGTTGGTCTCGATCCGCGTGTCGACGTCGGCCTGCCGCAACTCCTTGAGCGCGTATTCCAACGTCTGGATCCTTCCCTCGTGCTCGAGCATGTTGCGCAGCTCGCGCGCTTGACCTCGGAGGGTGTCGATGCGGGTTTGCGCGTCGTCGTCCTCTCGCACTTCGGGGGCCTCCTGCGCGTACGGCGCTGCCGATCCGGGCATCACCGTTTCCTCCACCGGTCGGGGAAATGGACGGGCCGCGTGGCGCGTGGGTCCGGCGCCTCGCTCACGTTCACCTCGCGCGCGTCGACCGCCTCAACGCCCAGCGCGGGCGTGCCGATGCCGGCCGGTAGCGGCGTGCGGCGCACGTACGGTTTGCCGGCGTACGCGGCGAGACCGGCCAGCTCGTCGAGTACCGCCTGCGTGCCGCCGATCGGACCGATGGCCCTCGAGATGTCGCGGCTCGCGCGTTGCAACTCGCGGCGCACGGCCGCGACCAGCCGCTCCATCACGAGCGTGACGGCCACGCTCTCGCGGGCCGCCTCGCCGAACGTGCTGTCCTGCTCTTCCGCCACGAAGTCGGCGATGCGGCGTTGCGCGTCGGCCACGCGTCGTGCGTCCGCGTCGGTCGGGCTCATCGGGGACCTCGCTTGCGGCGCGGCGGCGGCCGGCTGCTCCAGCCGTTGCGGGTCGGCACCGCGCTCTCGAGCGGCGGCGGATCGCCCACGACCGGCGTCGGCACGCTGTCCGGGTCGATCGGGTCCGCCGCGCTCGACAAATCGAACTCGCGAGAAGAGCGGCGGAGTCGCAGGAGCGCGAGCAGTCGGCGGCGCAGCCACGGCGTCATGGTTCACGCCTCCCTCGCTGGCTCAGCCAAGTGGAGCGCGACCCGCTCGGCGATCTGCTGCGCCGTCGCGTTGCGGACCCAGTCGTCGCAGTTGGCCGGCAACGCCTGCACGTGGTCGCCGTCGCCCTTCGTGTGCCGCCGCGTGAAGCGCGCGCCCGACGTGAGCCCCATCGCTTCCGACTCGTCGCGCAGGGCGGCCCAGAAGGTGGCGGGCCCTCCCCAGTGCGGCCCCTTCGCGTGCACGATGTCGACGGCGAGGCCGTAGTGGTGCATGGAGCGATGCACGCCCGTGCCCGCTTTCACGAGCGCGTCGCAGCGCTCGAGGCTGCGCCACGCCTCCCAAATCATGGGATCGAAGCCGAGCGCGGACAGGCGCTGGAGCAGCGCGTCGACCCGCGCGCGAAACGTGGGGTCCAGCTTCGACAGGTCGCGATCGGGCGGCGGGATCACTGCCCGCCCCTGCAGACTTCGAGCGCCGGACACGACTCGCTCGCGCGTTGCGAAGCGTTCAGCTGCGACTTAGGTTGAAGTGCCCGCGCGACGTTGGAGCGTCCGCGGGCGTGGCCCACAGGAGGATAAGTCCCATGGACGAGAGCACCGTAGCTACGGGGAAGAAGTGCCGCAAGTGCGGCGAACGAAAGCCGTACGAGGCTTTCAGAAAGAAGACCAAGAGCGACGGCAGCGCCGCCGGCAGGAGGCCGACGTGCCTCCAGTGCGTTGCGCTCCACTACGCGGTCGTGAACGCGCGCAATGAGCGCGTGGCGTCCGGGTTCTGGACGTGCCCGCGTTGCCACGTAACCAAGCCGCTCACCAGCTTCGCCAAGAACTCCGCCGCTCCGCGCGGCATTAGTTCCAGATGCTCCGAATGCACGAACACCGCGCGCGCGCGTGACACCCCGCGCGCTAACCGCATACGCGAGAACACGCGTAACCCGCCGCCAGTTCGACACTGCAGGATTTGCGGTCGAGAGCTGTCCAAGCTCCAGAAGACAACGTGCTCGTTCGCGTGCAGAGGCGCGCTTCATCGCGACGGGGAACGCGAACAGTGCCCCGCGTGCGGGCGAGATGTTTGGGCGCGGCGAAGCTCTATCCGCGCCGGGCACCGAACGTTTTGCGACGCCGAATGTCGCGCGGCTCACGCCGCTGACCCAGCGACCGTCGCCAAGCGCTTTTGGCCGAAGGTCGACAAGCACGGCCCGGAAGTTCGTCCTGGTCTCGGGCCTTGCTGGCTGTGGATGGGGCACAGGATTTGGTCTGGCTACGGCCAAATCGGTGTCCGTGGACGCCAGGTCTTCGTTCACCGCTTGTCGATGCAGATGGCGGGCGCAGAAATACCTCGCGGCAAACAGGTCCTTCACCGCTGCGACAACCCGCCGTGCGTGCGTCCCAGCCACCTTTATGTGGGCACGGTGAAGGACAATAGTCGTGACAAGCTTGAGCGCGGGCGACAGTCGCGGGGCGAGAAGAGCGGCACCGCAAAGCTCACCGCCGTGCAGGTGCTCGAGATCCGTGAACTGCTCCGGGTTGGCGCGCTCTCGCGACGCGCGATAGGTCGCCGCTACGGCGTAACGCATACGACCGTGCGCGGAATCGAGAGGCAGCGGATATGGCGACATTTACTCAGAGCCTCCGCCGTGGGCCGAATCCAGTTCGGCGCAGTTGTGCGCCGTGGTCATCGCGCCCACATCCCACGCGCTCGCGCCGCCGAGCTCGGCGTACCGGGCACACGCGTCCCTGCACAGCTGCTCGTCAGTCGTGCACCGCAGGGCGACAGCCCGCGCGCACGCATCCGAGCAGGTCGCCGCGGGACCGGGCGGACTAGGAGGTGTCACGGGACCGGGCCCCGGCGGCGTCGTTGCGCAGCCGGCCAGCAGCGCGACTGCGGCGGCGAGCGCGAGGGTGAGCGTGAGGATGATGAACGCGCCGATGGCGTTGGCGAGGTTGATGCTGCGCTCGCTCATGCGGCCACCTTCGGCATGCGGACAAGCGCGTGGATGTCGCTGGCTTCGTGGTCATCCATCCAGCCCGCGTCCGCCCACGCGAGGCCACCGAAGCCCCAGTCGCGGCTCCAGTGGTTCTGGAGCAGAAACCGCTCGGCATGCCTGTCGAAGCCGACGACGACGAGCGCGTGCCCGCCGCTGCGCACGTCGCCAGGCTTGGGCGCCGGGATCGTCTCCTCGCTGTTGCAGAAGACAAAAGCGCTCGTGACCTTGATGCCGATGAGCGGGATGTGGCCGAGCTGCAGCGCGTCGGCGACGTGGTCCGGTCCGCCGGTAATGCGCTGCGCTTCGACGTCCGCGAACTTCACGCCCGACATTTCGGCGTTCATTGACGCGCGCGTGCGCATGCGGCGAGCGAGATATCCGTCGCGCTCCTCGCGCGTCATCGCGCCCCAGCGCGCCTTCACATCGGGCTCGATCAGCGGGAACTCGAGCTCGGTGCAGCACCCGACGGTGCTCAGCGCCTTGACGCAGCTGTGGATGTACGCGCCCGCGTCCTCGTCCTGAAAGCCGTCGATCGCTCGCGCGTTCCAGTACGCGTGCGCGGGCGACAGTCGCGGGATCGGGTGCCCCTCGATTGCCGACAGCAACTCGCAGCCCTCGACGCCGGCGTGGCCGACGCACGAGCTGGTCGCGTCCTGGTCGCGGATCGCGGTGATGAGATGGTCGTAGCGGACCGAGTCCGCGCGGGTCAGCTCGGGCCGCGGCGCGTACATGCGGTCGCGTTCGGGATGCGGAGCCTTCAGCCAACCGAAGTGGCGGGGCGTGAAGTTCACCGGCTCACCTCCGACGGCTGCATCAGCCCCGCCCGCAGCTCACCCACCGTCGGCACCAGCAGCACGCCGGCGCGCGCGCCCAACAGCGTCCGCTCGGGCCGCTGCGCCGCCTGCACGCCGAACGCGCGCGCGAGCTCAAGCACGGCCTGATACGCGCTCAGCAGGTCGTCCACGGCCCTCGCGTAGTCGCCCGTCGCCACGCTGCCGGCACCGCGAGCGGCCGACTGCACGACCAGCAGGGCGGCCCGGGCTCGCCCGAGCGCGGCGAGCACGGCCTTGCTGGCGTCGTCCTGCTGGCGCTGCTCGACCGTCGACTCGACGGCGTCCAGGACGGTCGCCACCTCGCTGACCACCGACGCGATGGTGGTGATGAGGGGGATCGCAGCCGCGCACGAAGCGAGCGCGGGGCAGCTGCCGAGCAGCAGGGCCAGCGAGCAGACGAGTACAGCGAGGCGTTGCATGGAGCCCTCCTAAAGGCGCAGCAGGCCGTCTCGCTGTCCGCTGTCTACGGGACGCGGGATCGGCGCGGCAAGCTGTGGCAAGTCGTGAAGTGAAGCCGCCGGTTGGGCGGGGTTCGGGCGCGTGGTACGGTCGGGGGATGCGGCAGCGCCTCGCCGAGCGGAACGTCGAGAAGCTCCGGAAGCTGACCCGCCTGCCGATCGCGCACGTGTGGGTGCGGGGCGGTACCGGTCACCGGCGCGACCTCTGTCTCGAAGACGGGTCGGTCGTGTGCATGTGGCCCGACGGCTCGCTCACGGCATCGGCGTGGGGCTGGTCGGCACCGGTGAACTCGTGACCGTCGCCGAGCTGATCGCCGCCCTGCAGGCGCTGCCGGCCGAGCAGCGGGGGTTGCCGGTCTGGCGGTGGGACGACGACCACGCGATCCAGGTCCCGATATGGGGCAAGGTCGAGGAACGCTCGCCGTCCGAGCAAGGCGTCGATGAGCTGCCGCGTCGGCTGGTTATCGACTGACCTGTGATCCCGCCCACAGCTGAACGCGCGGTCCCGTTGCGCGCCGTCCCGCCGCTGCGCACGATCGGGGGATGGGCAAGCTGTTCGGGGTCGCGGCCGTGGTGCTGGCCGTGGGGGCGTGCGGGGGTGGGGATGATGGGGCGGCGAGCGATCCCGGGCCGGCCGGTTTCGCTCCCATTGCGGGGTCGGGCGCTGAGCGCGAGTTCGATGAGGCCGCCCGGAAGATGCGCGCGAAGAGTCCGCCCTCGATGCTCTGCCAACTCGCGATCGTGGACGCGAACGCGCGCGCCGAAGAGAGCTACACGGTCACGATCGCCAACGACGGCGACACGCTGTGGATCCGGTGCTGGGTCACCGACGCGGATGGCAACACGCAGGAAGACAACAAGGCGCTCGACAGCTGGAGCGCCGACGACGTGACGTGCAAAGACCTGGACGGCTGGCACTTCGACATCGGCGAGACATGGGCGACGGCGACAAAGGGCGACGTCGTGCGTCACCTGAGCTGCAGCTAGCGCTGCTCGCGCAGCCAGAAGCCGAACAGCTGCACGCTCGTGGCCGTCGTCACGCGCAACATGACCTCGGGGTATTCGGCCGAGTCGCCGCGCCAGCCGTTGTTGTCGAGATTGTCGACGTCCTCGGTGCGCGCTGTGATGGTGCCGTGCATGACGGTAGGGCCGCCGCTCGCGATCGTGACCGTGACCGTGTCCGTGATTCCGGGGGCCCCGCCCGTTCTGATGCGCAACTCGCCCGCGCCTCCCGTGCCTTGTACGATCGCGATCCATTCCAGCGTGGTCGTCGCTTCTCCGCGCAGAGAGCGAGGCTGCGTGGGGGTGACCGCTAGCGTGTAGTTGAGCGGACTTCCGGTGAGTTCGAACGCAGAGTTCGTCGTGCTGAACGGCGCAGCGTCGGGGGGCGCGAAGGACAACAGGCACGCGCGCCGCGCTGCGCTCAGGGCGTCGATAAACAGCTTCTGACATCCCCACAGGCTCAGGACCGAGTCCGTTTCGCCGTCGTCGAAGATGGGCTCGCCGCTCTGCAGCGACCGCTGATCCGTGATGGTCGCGATGCTGGTGCGCGGCATCTCGATCAGCTTGATGTTCGCGATGAAGATGTCGCCGATCGAATCGCCGTCGCTCGTGACACGCAACGTGATCTTGCGGTCGTAGGTGCCGAACGTTCCCCGCAGGTCGCCACCCTGGTGCGGGATCTTGAAGCATTGGCAACGACCGATCTCGTTCTCGAGGCTGAGCGACCATTGGCCGATCACGTTGTCGCTGTAGTCGCGGAAGGTGCCGAACGCGCTGCCGCCCGATTCGGTGAGCGAGAGCGTGACGAGCCAGAGGAACGTGTTGGTCGTCGCGTTCTCGGCGATGTAGTGCGTGCTCCCCAGGCTGTCGCCTGGACCGATCTGATAGGCGAACGCCTGGTTGCGCCACGGACCCGCGCTCACGAGCGTGTTGCCGCGACCAAACAGCCAGTTCTGCGCGATCGCCATCGGCTGCCAATGCGTGCTCGCGACGGGCGAAGCGGCCCGGATGCTCTGGCCCGCGCCCGACGTCGTCAGCTTGGGCGGTACCGCGTGGACCTTGCCCATCGCTACGCGTACTCCATCACGTAGACGCCGTAGATCTCGCTCGTCGACTCGAGCGAGCCCGACAGATCGATCTCGAGCCGCAGCATGCAGAGCGACACGTGGCGAAACGCGTCGCCATCGTTGGTGAAGCCCACGACCTGCCAGGCGCTTCGTAGCTGCTGGACGTAGTCGATCCCCACCACGTTGCCTGTAATGGTCGTGATCGCACCGTCCGAAGCAGTGCCGGACTGGTCGAACACCGCCTGGCTCGCCCCCTGCCCGGGCGGAGTGTTGGCGGGCACGATCGAAACGCGATAGCTGTAGTCGGTCGTTGGCGTCGTGTCACACTTCACGATCGCGTACACGTAGAGGTTGGCGGGCTTGTCGGGAGCCAGCCACGTGATCGGAAACTCTTCGAGATACCGGCACCCCTGCGACGCGCCGATCGAGTAGTAGTGGACGCCGTACGTCGCGCCCCGCTGACTGCTCCACGCGATCCGCATCTGCGTCGACTCGTCGATTGCGTGCGCGAGGTTTTGGCGCAGCAAGAACGCGTGGCCCGCGTGCACGCCGCGATCGACGCTGAACGTGTTGTCGTCGATGTCGATGACGCGGCCGTAGTAGCTCGTCTTCGCCACTACGTGAGCCTCCGCGCGAACGTGGTGGTCGCGTAAGGCAGGCGCCGGTTCGACTCAGCCACGTACGCGAACTGTTTCATGTGCGCGGTCGAGCTCGCGGGCGCGTCCTTGAACTCGAGCAGCCACGTGTTCACTTCCGCATCGCCCGGCACCCACGCGCCGGTGAGCGAGACCGTCAGCGTGCCGATGCCGAGCAAGACGGTCGGCGCGATCGTCACGGTGCCGACCACGATCGTCGGCGTGCGCGAATCCCACTGCACGATCCGGATCAGGTCGCCGACCTCGAAGTGCTCCCAGACCTTCCCGTCGCCGTTCGTGCTGACGTTGACGTTGAAGCCCTCGGCGGAGTCGATCGAGATCTCCCAGATGTTGCCGCTCGTGTTCGTCCAGCCAGAGAGCCGCGCTGTGGGCGCGTAGCCGTACGATGGTCGCGCGAACATCCAGAGCGTCAGCTCGCCGTACGCGCCTTCCTTCGGGTCGAGCGGCCAGCGGCGGCCGACGCACATGCACACGCGGTTGGTGACGCCGCGTCCGCCGAGCCCGTCCGGAATGGAGCGGTGCGTGATCTTGACCTTGTCGCCGCACAGGATCGCGAACTTCGTGAACGGGACTTTGACCGTGAGCTGCGTGTAGTCCTGCGAGGCGAAGCGCAGGAACGTCTCGCCCGTGTGGTCGGCCGCGGTCGACAGGACCGCGACATCGTCGGCGCCGCCCGCGAGCGGCGCGCTGTACAGCTTGATCTCGACCTTCTGCGTGCCCCGGTTCTTGTGCGTCGCGATCGCGTCCGGGTTCTGGATGATCTTGGGGTCGTCGAGCCATGTATCGCCGACAGCGTCGTACTTCTGCTGAACGAGCAGCGTCGCGACAACGCCGTCCGCCTGCGGCTCCGCCGTGATCCAAGCGCCGTAGTCGTCGGCTGGCGTGATGATGCTGCTCTCGTCGAGCGTGTGGTCCTCGTCGACCGTCGCGCCGTCGGTCGGCAGAAACATGGGGGTGAGCTCGAGCAAGCCCGTGAGCCCGATCCGCATGATGTGCGCGGCGAACATGATTTCGGGCGCGAGCACGTCCTCGATCGCGATCGGCCGAACGAACTGATAGATGCGCAGGAGCACGTCGTGCTCGAACGCGGTGTCGCCCATCTCCCACGTCGCGAAGTCCGCGCTCGTAATCCAGGGCGCGTCGCCGTCGTTGGCGTCTACCGCGTTCTCGATCAGGCGTGCGACGAAGGTGGCGACCGAGCCCTCTGCCGGCGCTCGCGTAGACGCGATCTTGTTGTCCGCGCCGAGCACGCCCCAGAAGCCGACGATCGGCGCCTCCTCCTGCCAGAAGAGCTTGGTTGTGCCGCCGCCCGTAATGCCGCTTCCACCGGGCGGAGGAGCCTGGAAGCGCGGTTTGAGATCGAGGTACGGAACCAACTGCGTGACGCCCCCGAGCGTGACCGAGTGCGTGCCGCGGATGTTGATCTGCCAGAGGTTGCCGAAGCCGAGCGTGCCGTCGATCGTGACGTGATTGATGGACGCTTCGATCTCCTGGTCGACGTACACGCGCCACACGGGCCAGGTGGCGCCGGTCGTCTCGAAGAACGAGGGATCGAACGAGTTGCGCTGCGTTGGATCGACCACGTGCGACGCGTAGCCGAGCGGGCACGCGGGCACGCCGTTGTACGCGTACTCGTTGCCCGTCCACCACCGCTGCATGTACTGCTTGTCCCACGTGAGGTGGACGGTGTAGCTGCTGTTGGTCGCGATGGGGTCGTCGCCCGCAAGGGGCGGGCTCCAGCTGCTGCCGCTCTGCACGGGGAAGAAGAACCCCTGCCGCATGAGCGTGTCGGTGAAGCCGCAGATGAACGAGCCGCCGCGGATGCCGAACGAGTCGAGCCCGACCGTGCTGTTACGGTGGAAGTTGATCTGCCAATCGACCTTGTTGTACTGCAGCAGCAGGTTCTCGACGTACGCGTCGGCGCCAATGGCCGTCAACGCGGTCGCGAGCAGCGCGTTGACCCCATCCATCACGCCCTGCTCGTCGCCGTCGAAGCCGAAGTATTGGTAGACGTCGCCGAGCGTGCCGTTGAACTGAAGCTGGAACGCGAACCCGGCCTTGTTGTGGTGGTAGATGCCGACGGGCTTGACGGTCCCGACCCCCCCCGCCAGCTGCTGCCGCAGCACGTGCGTGATGGGCAGGCACTCGATCAGCCACGAGACCGCGTCGCCGCTGTCCTTCGAACTGCGCGGCGGCCGGCTGACGATGCCGCGCCAGATGGGGTTGGGCTGGCTGTCGAGGGCCTCGTTGTTGCCGCCCGTGTGATCGTCGGCGGCGTCGAAGCGGTAGAGATACGCGTGCCGGCCCTGCATGGTGGGCGGCCTCTCGTACACGTAGACCGAGCGCGACGCGTCGATCCGGCTCGTGTGATGCGACTGCGGGAGCGTGTCCCAGATGGCGCGCGTGACCGCGCCCGTCGTGCCGTTCGTGCAGCGCACGGCTTCGGTGCCGAGGTGATAGATCCCGTTCGTCGCCAGCAGGACCCCGCCCTCGAGCACGATCGTGGCCGTGTCGTCCTCGAGTGTGTCGGCCTCGTCCTTGCTCAGGCTGCCGTACGGCTCGGGGTAGTAGGCGAGCGAGGCCGTGACCGGGTCCTGCATGCTCGTCGCGTTCAGCGTGCCGTACGGCGGCACGATCCTGAACGTGATCCCATCCGCCTCCACCCGGCCGGCGCTCGGCTGGATGCTGTCCGCGATCTCGCCGCCGTACGCGAGGCCGGGAATGACCGCGCGGCCATCCAACCAATCGGCGGCCGTGATGCTGTCGTCGGTCGCGAACAGGTGCGGCCAGCCTTCGATCATCAAGAGATACTTGACGACGCCCGAGCCGGTCGCGATGAGGTCGTCGCCGCTCATGCGCTCAGTTGCGGTAGTACGCGGCGATCAGCTGCGTCTTGAAGTGGTGGTGAAACTGCACGTCGCTGTCGCCGTTCTGCCGCTCGCCGCTGATGCGCGTGCCCTCGGTGCGGTTCATGAACACCAGCGTGTCGGCGCTCACGCGCGAGCCGCTCAGCAGCACGGTCTCGGGTGGGAATCCGCCGTAGACCAGGAAGGGGTATTGACCGCGGCAGTGCTGCTTGAGGTGGTCGAACGTGAAGGGGTGCGACGCCTGCGCGGACAGAAGCCGACTCTTCTCTTTGGTCTCGAACTCCTGCACGAAGTCGACGTTCCACAGGCCACGCGGTCGCGACATGCCGAAGCCTCGGCTTCGACCGTCGTCGGGCGCGACGTGCGTCGCGATATTCTCGGCCTCGTTGAAGTACGAGACGCGCGACACCTTCTTGAGCGACGGCTCGATCAAGTACATGGGCGTCTGCGTGCCCGTGTACGTGGTGCCGCCCGACTGATCGGCCGCGAAGCCGAGGAAGTCGCGACCCGCGGCCGTCGTCCACGTGAGCGAGAACGTCGCGTCTGCGTAGGCGATCGTGATCTTGCCGGTCGTGCTGCTGATCGAGCAGTTGATGTGAGTTGGGTTGACCCAGCTGTGCGTGGTGGCCAGCGCGCGCAGCGCACCTTGCAACGCCTGCGCGTAGCAGATGACCGACCAGTCCGGCAGCATGTTGCCGAGGTTCTCGCCGTGGACGTCAACGAAGTAGCCGGCGGTCGTGACGCTGTGCAGGTGGAAGAACAGGCTCGTGACCGCCGACGTCGTGACGACGTTTCCCTGCACGGACGAAAGCGTGACGACGTTGCTCGTCTTGCCCGCTGTCGCCATCGTGAGTGTGCCGAGCCCCGAGAGCTCGGCGACGTCGAAGCCGGCGGCGTAGAACGCGACCGCCACCGCTACACCATCCCCTGCTGCTGCGCTTTCTTCAACGAGCGGTGGATGGCGAGGCCCGTCTCGGCGGTCGGGTTCAGCGAGTAGACGTTGATGGTGGGGGAACCCTGCGCGAGCCCGCCGCCGCTACCGTCGCGCACGTTGAACGGGGTGGGCGATGCGGGCGCGGCCGTGCGGCTGAAGCCATTGCGACCGCCTCCGCCACGCGAGCCGCCGCCGAGCGCGCCCCCGACACCTGCAAGCGAAGCGCCGAACGCGGCTTCCGCCGTGCCGATCCCGATCATCTCGGGCCCGAGCGGGTTGAGGATGAGCGACTGAAAGATGCCCTCGAAGATGTGGCCGGTGCCTGCGGCGACGAGCTGCGTGCCGAGTCCCTTGAGGACTTCTACCGCCGACACCTTCTGCCCTGCCGCGATCGCAGCAAACGCGCCGGCCGCGCTCGAGCCCACCATGCTCCACGCCTCGTGCGCGCTGTTGCGGAGCAGATCGTAGTGGTCCTTGACCAGCTTGTCGCGCCGCTCCCACGCGCGCGCTTCCATGCTCAGCTGCTGATCCGGGTTGGCCGCGCGGCCCTGCAGTACGTTGGTCGCCTCTTCGTTCTGCCGATCGAGCGCCGCGAAGTCCGCGCGATTACCACGCGCGACATCCGCGCGAACGCGCGCGGCGCGCGCCGCTTCCGCGCGTTCGCTGTCCTGCGCGATCTCCAACTTCTTCAACGCGCGGTTGCGTTCGTTGGCCGCCTGAGCGGCGAAATACTGGCGGTCATAATCCTTATCGCCCGGCTGCGCCGTGACGCCCGCTAGATCCGCGAACGGTGAGGCGTCCGGATCCATCCCCATGCTGCGCAGGCGGACGCGCTGTTCCTTGATCGCCTGATCGAGCCCGTGGAGCCGCGCGTCGGTGTTGCCGTCGTACGGCAGCCCCTTCTTGTAAGCCTTGGCCTCCGCTTCAGCTGCAGCCTTCGCCTTCGCCTTTGCGGCCATCGCCTTTTGCTTGGCGAGGTCGCGCGCGTTCTTCTCCGCCTCCTTTGTTTTGGCCGCGAAGTAGTCGTCCGCCTCCGCTTTGGAGTGGAACGGGTTGCCGTCTTCGTCGCTGCCGTAGTCGACCTGTTGGCCGTAGCCGACGGGCGAGAGGTCGTCGGTGCTCGGTGCCGCGCCGCTGCGGTTGACCAGCGCTCGAAAGGCCCGCCGTTGCCGGTACGCATCGGCAGCTGCGATCGCGACGTTGTGGGCGATCCCGCTGGGCAGCGCCTCGGCGAGCTTTCGCGCCTCCGCCTCCTCCGCCTTCATCTCCTCGATCGCGTCCGACATGGCCTTCTGGGCCTTGTCCGCCCGCTCCTTGGCGGTATCGAACGCGGACGCGAGGTCGTAACCGATCGCCTTCGAGAGCAGTCCGACCGCGACGGTGCCGGCGCCGATGGCGATGGCCCACGGACCGCTGACGCCCAGCATGGTGGTCATCGAGCCGATTACGCTCGACGCGCGCACGACCGCGCCGCCCACGCCCTGCATGCCGGGGATGAGGCCCTGCGCGGCGTTCAGCATGTTGCCGAGCCCGATCGCGGTGCCCTTCGCCGCGTTGGCCATGCTGCTGATACCGGTCGTCGCCGACTTCGTCGCCGACGTCACACCCTCAAGGGACGCTTGTCGCTTCTTGATCGCGTCCGCCTCGAGCGCGGCTAGCTTGGCCGTCGCCTTCAGCTCACTGCTCAGTACGTTCTGTGCGAGCGCGGCTTTGCGAGCCTGCTCCTCCCACTTCTTCTGCGCGGCCGTGAGCTTGGTTGATGCCTCGGCCGACTCGTTCTGAGCGCCCGAAACTTGCTTGAACGCAGCAGCCGCTTGCTGCTGTCCCGTGACGACGATCGGGTAGTTGATCTGCTCGGTCGTCATCGGGTCCGTTCTCGTTTGAGCCGGTCAGCGTCTTCCTTCAGCTGTCGGGCTTCGATCTTCGCGAGCGTGCGGTCGTAGTGCATGACGCCCTGCATCTCGCGATAGCTGGGACGCGGGAACGCGGTCAGGAGCTGGTGTTCCTTCCACGCCTGATGCATCGCGAGCACGCGCGCGACGTACTCGTCGAACAGCGCACGCCACGGGCATGTGTTAGAGCGATCGCCGGTCCAGTCCTCGACGGCCGCGAACACGTTGTTCGCAGCGACCTGCATGCTCGAGGGCGCGCGCTCTACTGGCCCGCTGCAGTCGCAGCCGTAGGCGACACGGAGATGTCGCCGCTGGTCTGCGGCCCAGGGGTTGTCGTGCCGGCCGTCGTCGATGACTCCGCCGGACCAGGCCGCGATGCTCCGTCGCTGTTCGGGTCCGGCGAGCTCGGGCTCGCAGCCGCACGGAGGCTCACCCACGCTTCCCATGGTTCGTGAGACGTGTGCGGCATCGGAAAGTAGTCGCCGGTCATCCCGCGAAAAAAAGACCGCCAATAGGCCACCTCGAGGAGGTCGTCGATGTACGGGCCCGGGATGCGCTCCAGCCCCTCCGATTTCGCGATATCGCTCTCGGGGTAGCGCGGGAACGGGTAGTCCGTGCTCATGACGAGACCGTCGTCGGTCGGCAGATCGCGAGCGCTGCGCAGGCACGCGAGCAACGCGTGCAGCTGTTGCTTGGGCCCGTGCTGTTGCCCGCCCGCGTCCTTCACGAACGTCAGCCACTGCTCGCTCGGGCACTCGCGCATGGTGAAGACGGTCGGGCGCTTGCCCGGGATGTGGTAGTCGTCGAGCTCTCGCACGCTACGGCGCGCGTTCGCGCGGTACGCCCCCCGCTTCTCGGCCGGCATCTTGGCCCAGTCGATCGCCGGGTCCCACTTGCTGATGACTTCGTACGTGCTCACGCGGTCCTGCTCCCTACATCATGATGAGGCGCCACGACGCTTCCGCGAGCGCGTTGTCGTTCGCGCTCGCGCCCGCGCTCACGGCTTCGGTGTCATGCAGCGAATCGAGCACGAGCGACTTGCCTCGCATGTTGCCGAGCTTGGTCTCGGCCGGCGGCTTCTTCATCTGCAGGCGCGGGACCTCGATCATCCAACAGCCGAGCGTCGGCGATGAGCCGACCTGATCGGTGAAGCCGAGCGCCGTCCGGTTGGCGTGGTAGTCGTCGAGAACGGTGTCGTTCTCCCAGTGCACGTCCAGATTGACGGTCACCGCGCCCTTCTGCGGGTCGGGATCGATGCGCCGATACCCGAAGCAATTGGAGAGCGCGCACAGGCCCGAGCCGCCGCTCGGCGTCATGAGCGCTTCGTACTCGAGCGTGTTGGGGATGATGTCGACCTTGGGCGCGTTGAGCAGGCTCGGCAGCGCGCTGCTGGTGAGGTCGCGCAGCCGGTAGTCGGCGCCCCGGACCGTGAACAGGTTGGTGTCGACGTAAGCGACGCGGTCGAAGGTCGCCGTCCGCATGTTGGCCGAGCAGTAGGTGCCGTCGCCCGGACCCCAAATGGGGTGCTGCCAGTCCCAAAGCAGTCGCGGGATGCCCTTGGGCTCGAGCCCCTCGAAGCCGAGGCCGTTGAAGGCGCCACCAGGAAACACCCACCGGTCCTTCGGGTTGTAGCCCCAGAGCGCAAATTGCGCGTAGGTCGGGTCGGCGCCGGCCGGGTTGTTGTGCGGGTAGTAGGTGGCGGTGCCGTACGCGACCGAGCCGTTCGCGGGCGCGCTGCTGAGCGCCATCTTGAGCGTGACCGTGTTGCCCGAGATCGACTTGATGACCCGGATCTCGATCGCGCCACCGGTGCCGGTTGCGAACGCGATGCCGCATCCGGCGCGGAAGGTCGACGCGCTCGTGAGCGGTACGACGGTCGTGGTTGCGCCGCTCGTGACGGTGGTACCGGTGCTGAAGTGCGAGCCGCCAAGGCCGCACTGCAGCTTGCGGCCGAGCCAGTGCGGCGCTGCCGCGACGCCGTTACCGGCGCGCGCGGTCGGTACCTCGATGTTGGTCTTGTACGAGAACGTCGCGTCCTTCGGCATCGGCACGCCGATGTCGCGCTGATCGAGTCGCTGCTTCAGATGCGCGGGCTCGACAATCTCCTCGTTGCGCACGCCCGCCAGCGTGTCGAAGATGGCCGGGATGTCGTCCCAGTTCGACGCGATGGTCGACGTCATGTCGGTGCCGTAGCTCGACTCCTGCTTGAACTGCAGGCGCGCGAGCGTGCCCTGATAGATGTTGGGCATCGGTTAGGCTGCCTCCACACTGCGAACGATTTGGACCACGGCCACGATCGTCATGGACGCGCGCATCAGGTGATTGTCGAGGTCGTGCTCGACGGCGGTCGTCTCGGGCTCGGCGACCGCGCCAATGCACCCGCTCGGGATGCCGGTCTCGCGACCGTCGAGTGTCATCGCGAGATTGCCGCTGTTGCCGCGGCCGTCGCCGCCGGACCAACACAGCGCCTGCTCGACGTCGGTCAGCTCGCCTTCCATCGCGAACGCGGCGTCGATCGACGTGCCGGGCTCGATGGTGCTGCGAGCCTGCACGTAGCGAACGAAGTCGATGCGGAACGTGACGTTGACGAGCGCGCGATCGCCGAGCGCAGTCGCCGGCGTGGACTCGTTGAACCGTCGACTGATGACACGCAGATCGAAGCGGTTGGCGCCGTAGCTGGTGTCGGCCGCGTCCCTCTGCTGCTTCGCAACCGGGTGCGAGATCAGCTCGTCGAACTTGAACCGGCCCTGCTCGACCGTGCGGACCGCGCCGCTCTGCCCCTCGATCACCTCGATGAGCGCGTCGCGGATGGCGAGCAGCTTGTCGGGGAGGTCGCTGCTCACGCGACCTTGCCCGTCTCCACGTACGCGATGAAGGCGTCGCGGAACTGCCGGGCGAACTGCGGCGCGAGCACGAGCTGCCCGCCCGCGCGTTCGTACACGAGCGGGTTTCGCTTGGGCGGTCGCCCCTGCGCGTTGCCCACCTGGTGCGGCGTCATGTAGTCGACGGTCTGCAGGCGCACGGTGCTGACGTCGCCCACGTACTTGGTCGTGCGCCGCATGGTGCCGGTGCGGTAGAGGGCCGCGTTGCCGGTGAAGCGGCCAAGCGTATCGCGCGACTTGCCGCCCTTGGCCGCGCGCTTGCGCGCGTCGAGCGTGCTCTGCGCGAGCTTGGGCCAGCTCTCGCCCGCCGGGCTGCGCTGCGCCTTGAACGCCGCGTCGGTCGCGGACTGGAACAGCTTGGCCTGCGCGTCCATCAGCGGCTTGAGATTGGTGATGTTGCGAATGCGAGCGGCCATCTTGGCCGCCGCTTCGCCGGGCGTGTAGGAGCCGTCAGCGCCGGGCATGGCTAGAAGTCTCCCCAGTCGGTCCAGGCGCGCGGCGCCATCGTCACGGAGTCGGTGACGAGCGCTTGCGCGGCCGTCGTGACGTCGCTCACGTGCACGGCGTCGTTGGCCGCGGGCTCTGCGCCGTAGGGCAGCGTCTTGCGCTTGCGCAGACCGTCCATCCACTCGAGCGCGTCGGCGTACGCGGCCTTGAGCACGTCGTCGACACCGCCACCGACCCATCCGCATCGATCGAGCAGGAGGCCGGCCGCGATACAGGCCGTCTTGTCGCGCACGATGCGCGGCACGGTCGTGAGTGGCAGGTCGTGGTGGACGCTGAGCGCGTCTTCCATCTCGGCCGATGCGGCGATCAGGAACTCGGCGCGCAGGTTGGGATCTTCCTGATCCGCGCGGTCCAGCACGATGCGCGAAAGCTTGAGCGCGAGGTGCCGGGGCTCGGCGTACAGCTGGTGGGCCTCGCCGGTGATGCCGAATGTGGCGGCTGCCGAGGCCGTCCAACTCGCGCGCACCCACTGATCCAGGCCGACGAGCGAGTAGGTCAGGATCGCGGGCGCGTTGACCGTATTCAGCTGCAGGGCCGTGCGCCACGCGGTCGAGCCGTCCTGGCTGGTCTCGATCGTGACGGCGAGCGCGGCCGTTGCCGCCGTCACCCGGAGTTCGAGGTCGCTGACGGCAGACCGACCCGCTTCCAAGTCGACAGCATCGCCGGTGCCGGCCCCAGAGGAGACGGCGCCGGCGGGCTGCACGACGATGGTGAGCGGGTTGGCCATGTGGTGTCTACAGCAGCTCGACGTCGCCGCGAGCCGCGCGGTCACGCGCGACCGCTTCGTCGAGCACGAGCTCTTCGCCCGCGTAGTGCGCGTTGCCCTGGTGCAGCATGGACCGCAGGACACGCGCGCGGACGCGGCCGGCCGGCAGCGCGCTCTCGCTCGCGACCGGCTCGGCCTGCGCCTCTGGTGCTGGCGCCGGCGTGGCGACCGGCTTCTCGGCCGGCCGCTCGCCTTCCCAGTGCTTACGCGCCATCGCGATCAGCTCATGACCGCGGTGATGTAGTAGCCGGCGTCGGCCGCCACGATCTTGTGGTCTTCGGCGACGCTCACGCGCTGCCGCAGGCTGCCGCGCGCGCCGACCGAGGGGTCCATCCACTGGGTCGTGTACGGGTCGCCCTGCACGCGGAAGGTCGTGCCGAACTGTAGGCAGTTCAGCGACGGGCTCTGCGAAGCGGCGATGATGCCGAACGCCTTCTGGGTCGTCATGCGCGCGTAGCTCGCGGTCTGGCCGATGTTGGCAGTGTCTTCGCGCGCTTCGGTGATGAGGATGTCGTCCAGCCGGAAGTACTGCGCCAGCTGGGTCGTGACCGCGAGACCGCTGCTCTGGTACTTGAACAGGTCGCGGATCGCGGGGTTGGCCGCGATGACGCCGTTCCACACCTGGATGGTGCAGAAGCCGAGCTTGCGCGTAGGCGCGAGCCCGTTCCACAGGGCCGCGCGCGCCGCCATGATGTCGGTCACGATCGAGCCGCCCGTGGTCGCCGTGTCCCAGATGGTGCCGGGACCGGCCGTGTTGCTGCCGTAGCTGCCGGACGCGAACACGATGGCGAAAATGCGCTTCTCGCGGTTGAACGCGATGCCGCTGTTGACCTCGAGCGCCATGTCGAGCAGCTCGTTGTACGGCGCGTCCTGGTTGGCGATCTGCGTGAGGTCACGCGAGGACTTCAGGCCGTAGTCCTTGACCGAGTAGTTGTCGGTCGTGCGCGACTGCACGATCTCATTGACCTGGCCGTCCGGGCCGACGTTGTCCGTCGGGTACGCGAACTGCTCGCGCTTGGGGTAGGTGGCGAACTTGTTGGAGCGCAGCGCGACGGTGACGACCGGCATCAGCTGCTCGCCGATGTAGTCGCTGTTGGCGTAGCGCGTGCTGAACTCGCTCATGAGCGTGTCGACGTGCACGGCGGAAGGCATCAGCGCCTTCTCCATCGCCGGCACGTTGTCGCCCACGCGACCAGTCGGGTGCGCGAGCCCGCGCAGCATCTTCTGGTTCATCGCGTACGCGATCTTCTGCTCTTCGGGCGTCTTGCCGTCGAGCAGGTTGCGCACGCCATCGTACCAGCGCTGAAACGCGCGGCTCTTGGGCGTCGACTGATCGGGGATGCTCTTCAGATAGAGCGGGTTGTCGTCGATGATCTCGATGGTCATTGGCGTTGGGTCTCTCTGGTTGGGAAGTGGGAGGGGAGCCGATCAGCTGGAGAAGCTGTGGCGAACCAGAGCGAGGCCGACCATGTCGCCGCTCGAACCGCTCTGCGTGAAGTAGCCGGGCGACCAGGTGTAGGTCGGCGTGGTGTCGCTCGGCGTGCCGTCGCCGAGCAGGCCGCCGGCCGCCGCGTAGACGGCCGACTGACCGCGCGTCGCGGTGCCGCCGGTCTTGACCGGCACGACGCCGCCGCACAGCAGCGCGACGCCGACGCGGTCGCCGACGCCGCCCGCCGTGATGGCGGTGCCGCTGCCGGTGTAGCCGCCGATCGACGTGACGATGCCGAACGGAAGATCGGTCACGGCACCGACGGGCGTGACCTTGTCGTCGGTGCTGCCCATCTTGACGAGGCAGCCGACGACGACTGCGGTGGTTTCGACGGTCTTGTAAACGATCGTCGCCTTATCGGGGCTGTTATCGGGACGAGTGGCCATGGCTCACAGGCTCCTGTTCGTGTTTTCGTGGTGAGGGTTGCGTTCGGAGCGAGCGGGCTAGGCCGCCGCGGTACCGTGGATGCGCTTGCTGAGCGCCTTGTTGAACTCGGCGTCGACGTCGGCTTCGGCCGGCGTCTCGGTCGTCTTCGGCGCGGGCTGATGAACACCGCGCGTCTTGAGGTCGCCCGCCAGGTTGTCTTGCGTGACGGCGAGGCTGGGCCGCTCGGTCAGCGACGCGATCACCTCGTCGAGCCCCAGCGCCTTCACGTGCTTCTCGAGGCGCTCACGCTCGGCCGGCGCGAACTTCACGCCCTGCAGCGCGTCGAGCTCGCTCTTGGTGCGGGCCGCATCCGCCTTCTCGCGCAGCTCGCGCTCGCTCTTGAGCGCCGCCTGCGCGGTCGCGAGCTCTTCCTTGAGCATCGTCGCCTTCGCTTCGGCGTGCTGCGCCAGCTCGGTCGCGGCCTTGGTGTCTGCGAGCGCCTTGTCGAGCGCCGCCTTCTCTTCTGCGGTCATTGCCATCGGTTCGTTCTCCTGCGCTCGCGCGCGTCGCTCGGCCGCGAGGCGACCGATGTACTCGTGCTCGGCAGCCGCGCTCTTCGCGACTGCGTCGGGATTGCTCGGGATCGGCACCACGCTGATCTCGAGCAGCTCGCACTTGCTGAGGCGGTAGCGGCTGCCGCCCTCGACCGCCTCTTCGGCGATGACGCCCGGGTAGAAGCCGACCGAGACCGCGCGGATGTGCTGCTCGGCAAAGCCGAGGAACACGCGCTCGCTCATCTCGTTGTAGTCAGCTGAACCGAACTTGATCGTCGCGACGAGCTGCCCGCCTTCGACGCCGAACGATGGGCAGTGCCCGATCGGAAGGAGGTCCTTCGGATCGCACATGCCGTCCGCGTACGAGTACGAGCCGAACTTGTTGTGGTTCCAGAGAACCACCGGGTTCTTCTTGTAGCGGTCGAGGATCCAATCCTGCTCGACGATGTCGCCGTGCGAGTCGACCGTGGTCGTGCTCGCGATCACGTCGACCGTGCGGGCCTCGACGTTGACAGCTCGGACGGTGATACCGAACGATCGGCGAACGAGCCCGTCGTCGCCGAGCCGGCGCTGCGGCTGTGCGTCTTCTGTTCCCATCGGCGTCGTACCTCGGCCGCGTCAGGCGGCTTCGTCTGCGGGTTCTGTTGCGGGCTCTTCGGTCGGGTCGGCATTGGGCTCATCGCCTTCACCTTCACCTTCAGCTGTAGGTGCGGGCTCGGGCGGCTTGGGCGGACCGAACGGGGACGGCGGAACCGGCTCGGGCGTTGGCTTGAAGCCCTTCCCGACCGTGCCGAGCAGCGCGTCCGCCTCTTCGGGGCTGAGCCCGAACACGGTCCCGAGAATCGAGACCGCGGTCTCGCGCGGCATGCGGCCCGCGTTGACCTCGGCAATCAGCTCGATGAGCGCCGTCGTCTGCGCGCCAACCGTGCCCTTGTCGACCGGCCCCTCTTGGCCGCCGACGAGCTCCTCGTCTTCCTTCGGCTCGGGCATGCCGAGCGTCTCGCGCACCCAGGGCGCGCCGATCTTGAGGCCGGTCGCGTCGAGCGCCTGGATGGCCTGCGCGAACTTGAGCTGATCGGCCGCGTCGTCGGTAGCGAACCACGGGACCGGCATGCGGATGTCGGTCCCGATGTTGAGCGCGACCGCGGGCGCGAACAGCTGGTAGCGCAGGGCCGCCGCGATCGCGCGGCAGTCGGTCTCGCAGATGTCGGTTCGCACGACGTCACGCGCGGCCGTGTCGGCGCGCGAGCCGTTGGGGCCGACCTCGATGGAGGTCGTTTGCCCCAGCACGGCCTTGCTCATCTCGCGGCCGATCGTGTCGAACAGCTCGCGGTGCACGCCGCCGCCCGAGCCCGATGCCGCGCCACCCGGCCACTGCGCCTCGACCTCCGTGTCCTTGGGGAACACGCCGATGCCGCGCTCCGCGATGCTCTCGAGCGCGCGCAGCAACTTCACTTGGTCGTCGGTGTTGGTCCAGTCGCCGTACTGCGCCCACATGCGGGGCTTCCAGCCGACTTCGCCAAGCGCGATCCAGTCACGCAGCGTCCAGTTGCGGAAGAGGGCCGCCCACACGAGCAGGCGCGCGAGCCCTTCGCGCACTTGCACGTCGCCCACGATGCGGCGCTGCACCTGCACGATGCGGCCGGGGTTGAGGGCCAGCAGGTCGACCCCGATGCTGTCGCCCGGTGACTCCGCGTACCGCAGCGCGCCCGTGTCCTGCGTGAACAGGAAGTCGCGCTGGTGCAGGGGCTTGCACTCGTTGGGCAGCAAGTAGCCGTTGCGCGTCTTCTGCCACGGCAGGATCTCGACGGTCGCGTGACCGAAGAACGCACCGTTGAGGTGCTCGATCATGGTCGGCAGGTTCTTGAAGTTGTCCTTCAGCTGCCGGCAGAGGTCGGCCGCCTCTTTCTCCTTGGCGGTCGCGTCGTCGGGCAGGATGAACTCGAGCTCGATCAGCGCGGGCGCGCTCTCGCGCGTGTACAGCACGCTCTGAAGGTGGCAGTCCTTCTGCCGGCTCTCGTTCGCGAGATCGACGAGCCGCGCGGGCTGACCGGCGTCGGCCGACCGGATGATCCACGAGACGTCGAGCGGCGTGATGCCGCCGCCGATGCGTTGGAACTGCTCCCACAGCGGCTTGGCCGTCGTGATCGGCGCACCGCTCGTGAGCGTGCCCTTCGGCAGCTTGTCCGGCGCTCGGCGCCACAGTCGTCGCCAGAGGTCGAGCAGTGCCACGGGTTGGATATCTCCACCGGATGCGCCATCGTTCGCGCATGACCGTTGATGAATTGATCGCGGCCCTGCAGGCCCTGCCGGAGGAGAAGCGCGCGCTTCAGGCCGTCGTGTACAACGACGAGTTCGATTCGTACTCGCCTGTCGCCATCGTTCGCGCGATGCTCAGAAATGAGCGCGCGCGATTTCACGTGGAGGGGCCACACGCCGAACGCGTGCCGTCCGTAGACTGCGTGGTTCTGGCGGACGACGAGTACTGCTACTGACTCTCGACCAGTACGCCGCGCGGCCTGAGCTCGCCGACCACTTCGGCCCAAACCTTGTCGCAGCCCTTCGCCATCGCGGACTGCCCCGCGTTCAGCGGCACGAACGGCACGCGCAGGTAGCGCACGACGTCGCAGGGCCGGCCGGTCGGATGCGCCTGCAGCCATTTGCGAAGCGCGCGCGGGACCGCAACACCCTCGATGATCCACGGGCCCGGCTTGCCGAACCACGTCGCCACCTCAGCTGAAGCGTCGGACCAATCGAGCCCACTGGCTACGTGCCGGCACATCGTTCCGCAGTGGGGGGCGGTCCGATCCAGCTCGCGCGAATCGCTATGCCAAGAGCCCATCGCCTGGCGCGTTGCCAGCGCGTGCGCATACGTCGACTTGCCCGTGAGCGGCCAGCCGGCGATGAGGATGCGGTCCGTGGTCATGCGTCACCCGAACCCGCGTCCCGGCACGTTGCCCCACCGCGAGCCCGCGCCCGTCGTCACCAGCTCTTCCGCGAGCGTCTGCGCGCTGCTGCCGCCCGCCTCAATCGCGCTCGCGAGCGCGGGCGCGTAGTCGCAGTGCCGGCCGTCGCCCATGCGCGGGAACACGATCGCGACGCCCTGCTGCGTCGTCCGCTTGCGCACGCTCAGCAGGTCACGCTGGAACTGCCGGTCCGGGTGGAGCTCGACGAGCCCTTCGGCGATCAGGGTCGCGAGGTTCGTGAACGCCTGCACCTTGCGGGGGCCCGTCCACGGCCGGACCTCGAGGTGGAAGCCAACCGCGGTCGCGAGGTCGGCCAGCGCCGCGCCCGCGTATTGGTCCGTCGTCGCACGTCGCAGTCCGTACGCGCCGCACAGCTGCGCCACTTCCGCGATCACCTTCGCGGGTCGCTCGCCTCGCCATTCCCGCACGGCCACGACACTGAAGCGGTTGCGGATGCGGGTGATGGGCTTGTCGGTCGCGGTCAGGGCCGGGTCGCCCTCGGGCGTCGTCACCTGCACGACGACCGTCGCGCGCTCGACGATCGTGAGCGTCCACGGGTTGCCGTGGTCGGTGCCGTCGCTGGGGTCGATGGCGGCGAAGTACTGGCCGCGCGGGATGCGGGGGACGTCGCCCGGCTGCAGGTGCGGATGCTGCTTGATCAGCTGCGCGTGCTGCTTTGCGTCGAGCTCGCGCGTGTACTGCTTGACTGCCTCGTGGAGGATCAACCCGCCTTCAGGCGAAGCGAACTCCCCGAGCACATCGGTCTGATATGCGGCGGGGCGCCTCCGCAGAAGGCGATCGCAGCGCTCGGGCGTCCACCAGACCGGGTTGAGCATCGGCCCGGTGCCGCGCAGCACCACGCGGTCAGAGGTTGGCTTCTCCCAGCCCTCCTCCACCATGTCGTAAACCGGGCCGTGCGGTGACCAGGGCGATCCGATGTAGAGCGCCTGCGCGCCTGGCAGCAAGCGACCGAGCACGGCTGTGCGCGCGTCGTCGAGGTTTACGACTGCGTCGCTCGCGCCGTCCATGCGCGGCGCTTCGTCGAAGACAACCCCTGCGCTCCAATCGGAGACCAGATTGCCGCCGGCTTTCGAGCCCGCCGCGATCGTGATCTCGATCGCGCGACCGGTCGGGTGCGCGACCCAGAGCGACTCCGCACGAGGCTTGTCGACCAGGATGCGCTGCAGTTCGGGCGAGCGCTGCACGGGTACCACGAACTGCCGGAGCGCTTTGCGCGCCAGACCCAGCTTGAGCGAGAGCAGCGAGACGCGGATCGTTTGTCCGTCGTCGACCCCGCTGACGTCGACTGTCATCGCCATGCGCAGCGCGGCCGCGCACGCGATCATCGTCTTAGCTGCGCGGATGGCAGCGAGGAGCACGAGCTCGGGAGGCTGTTCGCCGCGTTCACTCGGGAGGGCTTGCAGCGCCGCCTCGCCTCCAACGAGGGCGAGCACGTCCGGGTGCGGCGCGAGATTGCCGAGCGGTACCCCGTCGAGGATACGGCAGATGGCTCGCTGAGCCGGCGTAGCGCCGGTGAGCCCGAACGCCATCGGCGATGTCAGCAGGTACTCGGTCAGCGACTCGCCGGGCTTGCAGTTGACGAAGTCGTGCGCTGCAGCCTTGGCGTCAGTGGACGCTCGGGCCGTTCCCGCCAGCAACATCTCCTGGCGGAGCCATGCCTCCGACACCCATTTCTGCACTGACTGCTCCCAGCAGGTCGCTCCAGCTCTCCGGCTTCATTCGAGGACGCGCGCGGCTGAGCATGTCCTGCAAGGCTGCGCGAACCTTCTCCTCGAGCTTGTCGTTGCCGATGCCGAGGTGGCGCCCGACCGCTGCGAGAGCCCGCAGCTTGGCGTGCATCTTCACGCGGATGAGCTGCGCCGCACCGCTCAGCGCTACGAGCGCCTCGCTGTCAGCGAACAGGACCTCGTCGAGGTCCATGAAGGCGATCTTCGCGTACTCGGCCAGCACGCGGTCAGCGGTGATCTCGAGCCGCTGCGCGCGCTCTGCCTTCGCGGCTTCGATCTTCGCCGCGATCTCCGGGTCGTGCTTCAGCCTGAAGCCTTCCCGCCTGGCGAAGCTCGGCTTTGCTCCAGGATAGGCGCGCTTGTACGCCGCGCCCGCGTTGAAATCGATCAGGTATTCCTGGACGAACAGCTCGCGCTTAGCGCTCTTGCCCTTCTTGGAACCGAACGGCACTGCCCTGCCTCCGCCGCTGCTACGCCGCCACCAGCGGCAGCCTGACGATCCTCGCGCTCGCCCGCCGCGCATTCACCGCGATCACCACGTCGCCCGGCTGCGGGCCGCCCGCGTTGCGTGCACGCGAGCGCTCCCAGCTCCGCAGCTCGCGCGCAGCCTGCAGGTCTTCGCGCCGGATCGCCGCGCACTCGGCGCAGCGGCATGACAGCGGGTGCGGCGCGGCGATCGCCACCGCGTGGTGGTCGGTCAGCACGGTGGTGGTTACAGCTCGAGGGAGCGGGCAGCAGACCCGCGCGGTGCGCTCGGTGGCCGCTCGAGGGGCCGCACGCGCATCGGCGAGGGTCTACCCCTATAGGGCGGCAGAAGTTGGCCTTCGTTGGCCTCACCCCGGGGTTCGTGGTCTTGCCTACACGTCGTTCCCCCGACGCCGCAGGGGGCGTTGTTCAATCCTCGGCGTGGTCGCAGTCGCGCCCGCAGACCGGGCACTCGCCATCGCCGGCGACGTGACTCAAGAGTCGTGCGCCGAGCTTCGGATAGACCTCGAACAGCGCGCCCCACGTTGCGACCCACGGCCCGCGCGGCCCGAGCTGGAAGCTCAACCCGAGCTCCTTGCTGCGCTGCAGGAACCGACGGGCGTCGCGCGTCGACCAGCGACGCGATCCGACGCTCGACAGCCAGCGCGCGAGCTCGGGCGCGTAGATCAGCCTGTCGGCCTTCATCGACGCGCGGACTTCGGCGTTGACCACCTGGTGATCAGCCGCCGGCGGCGGTTCGCTCTTGCTCGTAGCGCCCTGCACTGCGAAGCTCCTTGCGTCCAGGGCAGGACGTTGGAGCCTCGGGCGCCGTCAGGTGCTCGGGGCTTTTGCTTACTGAAGCGTGCTGTTTTCGGCGGCCGATCCCGCGCCGACGGAGCGGTCACCGCATTTCGAGTGGTAGACGTGTGGCTCGCCCGCGAACCACCGCGGCCCTTTTCCGTTCCACTGATCCGTGACCGGCGAATAGCCCCACGTGAACCGTCCGCCGCACTTGCAGCAGCGGGACCAGGCCCAACGCTTGAACGTCTGGATCGGCGCGACGTTGATCTTCCAGTGCCAAAAGTGCCACCGCGGGTGACGCCACCACGGCCGCGCACGGGTCAGCAGGATGCGAGCGAGCGCGATGTAAAGCTCGTGCGCCGACCTATGGCGATCGGCTTGGCGGTCCTCGTCGTAGTTGCTGTGCCAGCCGGGCAGGAAGCAAAGCGACGAGCGCAGGTTGTCGACCTGGTTGTGGATCAGGTCGCCGGCGAGGCGCTCTGCGCGCTTGAGCGAGCAGCGCACCTTGCACACGCGCGCCACGTACACGATGGCATGCGCGAGCTTGCGTTCAGCATCGACGACCGAGAGCGGGCGCTTGGAGACGTCGGCGAGCAGCCACGGATCGCGCGCTTCGCAGCCGGCAGCGAACTCCAGCTCGCGGCGGATGTCCTGCGGAACGCGGACGTACGACCAGCCGCACGAATCGTCGGAGCCGTCGCTCTCGGGGTCGACATGCCAGATGTCGACCATCGATGGCCAGTAGAATCGGCGCTTGCCGATCCTCGCCTTCTGGGGCCATGGCCGCTTGATCGAGAACGCTAGTGTCTGTGGATCATGCATTGGGTCCTCCGCTCCTTCCGCTTCACGCGGTCGCCTCCCACGCTGCGCACGCCCGTCGGTACCGCTCGTTGACCTTCTGGTTGCCGGCCTCGAACAGCGGCAGCAGCGGCTTGTACTTCTCTCGCTTGCGCAGCAGGCAACACGTGCGCATGCGCGCGTAGTTCGGCCCGTCGAGGTCGGGCACCTCGCGGAGCTGCGCGACGGTGAGCGTGCCGGCCTTCAGGCGCTCGGCGATCTTCGGGTTCGCGCGCTTCTGCTTCTCCTGGTCGTCGGCGAGCATCACCGCCATGCGACGCATGAACTGCTGCCCCTCATGCACCAGCGGCAGCAGCGCCCAGACGCGCGGCAGATCGGCTTGCAGGAAGAACGCGCCCGGCGCGCCGTAGTACATGCGCAGCGCAAGCTCGAGCTGGCTGCCGCCTTCCTCGCGGCAGATCGCATCGATGCGGCGAGTCAGCTCGCCGTGGCGCCTCGTCAGCGTCTCCCTGCGCTCCTGCTCTTCCTCGGTGGGCTCGAAGCCGCCCGATGTGTGCGCCGACGAACTGGGCCGAGCGGTCGGCTCGTACGCTGGCGCTTGGTTGGGCTTGCGCCGCGCGCCGCCGAACAGCTCGGGCCGCTCGCGGTACCAGATGCGCAGGCCTCCGCGGACGCTGTCCTGGCGATCGAGCATCGTGCCGAACGTCGAGCGCTCGAACATCGTCTGCGAGAACAGCCATTCGAGCCGCTTCTCGTCTGTCTTACCGAGCATGGGCGTTCTCCCCTTCGAGATGCACCACCAGTGCATCCCAGAACTCCCGGTCGGTCGCGTTGCCGCACCGCAGCGCGCCGCTGGGCTCGATCACGCGCAGCTGCTCGCCCTGCTGGCTGACTTCGCAGCCGAGATCGCGCAGGCGCGCGGCGGGGTCGCGAGCGGGGCAGCGCGCGGTGTGCACGACGTAGCCGCAGGCGCGGCAGGCGGTGTCTTGGTTCATGCTTGTTGCCCTCCGTACTGGTTGACCAACGCCACGACGTCGCCGAGCGTCCTGCAGCGCACCACGACGCCGCGCACCTTCACCGAGTAGGCCCAGGCGATGATCGCGGGCTCTGCTGTCTCGATCGCGGACTTGACGTTTCCGCTGTCGACTTGACGTTCCTGCTCGAGCACCGGCGACTCGGCGATGGGTTCACCTTTCGCGACCACCGGCGTAGGCGCGGGCTGCGCCTCTGCTCGACCTGCGGCCTCGCGGCGTTCGCTCGGCAGCTGACCGGCCATGACCGCTGCTGCGTCCTCGGTGCGCCCTCGCTTGGCGTAGTAGCTCGCCAGCGCCTTGCGCCGGTTGTACTCCCATTGGCAGTCGCCGCCGCAGGTCGCGGCGCGCGCGTGGCCGGTGAGCTTGCTCGAGCAGATCCGGCAGCGGCGCTCGGGCGCGGGCTCGGGCTCGCGCTTCGCCTCGCGCGGCAGCGCTGGCGGCCTCGGCAACCTCTGCTCCGCCTTCTCCGCTTCGAGCCTGCGCTCGATCTCTGCCTGCGCTCTACGGTGCTGCGGCGTGATCAGCGCGATGTCCTGCAGGCGCACCAGCGGCGTCTCAGCTTCGTGCTCGCCGGCCGTCGCGCGCGCTTCGCCGTGCGGGCAGTTGCGGCAGGGCGAGTTGCGGATGCCCGACGCTGACATCCGCTCGGTCGCAGCGAGCTTGCCCGGCGCGGTGTTGCCGAGCTTCCAGCGCCTCGCACACGCTCTCGCCTGCATGCGGCCGATGCCGCGCTCGCAGGTGATCAGCACGAAGCTCGGTGCGGCGGGGGCGTTCACGCGCGCGGCTCCGCTCCGTGCAGCTCCGGCAACTTGTCAGCCGCGCTTACACGTTGGTTCTCCGGCTTGCTCGCCGCCTCCCGCTCGTCCAGCAGCTTGACGACGAAGCGGACGAAATCGCCTTGCTGCTCGCGCTCCCACGCGAACGTGCGCGCGGGCTTCGCGCTCGCCGCCATCGCATCCAAGCTAGGCAGCGCGCTCAGCGCGACTTGCTGCGCCTTCCTGGTCGGGCAGCTCGGGCAGTGGTTGTCACCGTTGCCCTGGTAGCTGCAGTGCGGGCAAGCGGGCTCGACTTCTCGGGCCGGGACCCATTCGCCCATGTACTCGCGAATGAACTCGTGCGCCGCCGACTCCGCCCGTACATGTTCGACCGACGCCTCATGGCGCAGCGCCTCGTGCTCGGAGCTTTGGCCGTCGACCGGCCCGAACGCGCGCGGACCCGCGTGCGCGCGATACGACTTCCGCAGCTGACGTAGCGTTGGCTTGTTCATGCGATTGCCTCCCTCTGCGGTAGCGCCGCGATCGCAAACTCCCGGCCGCTGATCTCGACGCGCACACCCGGAGCCTCGAGCGCCTCGCGGTCTTCGCCCGGAAACACCTTCGCAAGCCTGGTGACCTCGACAACGCGCGCGTCATCGGCAATCACGCCCGCGGCCACCAGCGCGTCGAGCACTGAGCGCATCAGCTTGTCGACATCCGGCTTGCGATCCGGATAGCTGCGCCTGCTCTTGGGCGCGCTCTTGGGCTTGGGCATCGTGAACACCAGGCGCAGCACGAGCGGGCCGTCGAGAGGCTCTGCGCCATTGCGAGCGGACAGCGCCGCCGCCATGACGTCCTGTCGCCACGGCTTCTCACGCTTGCTCGACTCGACGAGCGCGACGCGGCCGGTGTGCTTGTTGAAGAACCCGCGCTTGCTGCCCTTGGGCGCTGGGTTTCCGTACGCCACGAATGCGACTCTGGTCATGCCTTCTGCCCTCCTCGTTTTGCCCACGCTCGGTGCGCGCGCTCGATGATCTCCGCCAGCGCTGCACGCCGCTTGAGCTCCACCGGGTCGTCAGCGTGCCGAGCGAGCCGCGGCGAGGCGATGCGCGCGACCTCGCGCTCGAACCGCTGCTCGGGCTCGTCGGGGTGCTTGAGCACCAGGTCGACGGGGGCGGCCATCATTCGCCGGGCCACTTCTGGTTCTTGAGCTGAAGAGCGACGCGCTTGATCTCGTTGCGCTTCGCCATCAGGAATCGGCGAATCTCCTCGTCTTGCTCGGCGAGGATGCGCGCCTTCATGCGATTGGTCGCCGCGTTGATCTCCTCCGCGAGCTGTTCGCGAAGCTCCGTAATCGTCTGCTTTCGTTTCATGTCCTCGCGCTCCCGTTGCTGCTGCTTCTGCCGCTGCGAAACGTCTTTCCGCCGTGCTTCTCGACGTACTCCTCAGGCGAGACCCACGGCACCAACTCGGAGAGCGAGCCGTTCTCCGCGAACACCAACTCGTAGCGGTCGCGGCGTTCGCCGTCCTTGAGCTTGGCGACCTTGCCGATGATCTTCGCGCCGGTTGTGTCGCTCATTTTCCAGCTGAGCAGCGCGACATCCGCAGCGATTTCGATCTGCGTCGTCTCGCGCAGGTCGGCCATAGTCGGTTCGGCGAACGCTCGCCCCTGCTTGTCTCGCCCGAGCTGCGCCACGAGCACCAGCACGGCGTTGCCCGCTACGGTGCGCCCCTTGATCTCGTTGACCGCTCGGTTGGTCGCGCCGGCCGTCGTCTCGCCCTTCTGCAGCGCGACCACGATGGCGTGGAGGTGGTCGACCACGATCAGTTCGCAGCCGAGCTCGAGCAACGCGTCGATGCCGCTGAGCACGCCATCGAGCCCGCCGCGGTGCGCATCGACGTAGTGGAACCGAACCGATTCGGCCTTGCTGAAAGCCTTCTGCAGGCGCTCCTGCTGATCGAAGTTCAGCTGCGCGCTGGTGAGCAGCTTTGTCGTGAGTCCGCTGTGCAGCGCAGCGCCGGCGCGCGCTCCCCATCGGCGCTTGGGATCCTCGACCGAAACAACGCCGACAACGTGACCCGCGAAGGCAGCGCGCAGCGCGACCTGCAGTGCAGTGTGCGACTTGCCGCAGCCAGAGCGACCGCCGATCACCATGCACTCGCCAGGCGCCAACGGATCGATTATGTCGTCGAGCAGGCGAAACCCCGTGCGGATCGATCCGCGTGTCGAGCACCGAGCGCTATCCACCGCGGCGCGCACCACGTCGCTCAGGCCGTAGACCAACGCGCGCTTCTTCTCGGCCCGGATGTCGAGCACTTGGCGCGCCGCTTCGTGCGCGTCTTCGAGCTCGCCCTTCTCGGCAGACGCCGCGCCGCGCAGCATCGTTTTCCTGACCTCGCGCAGCGCGTGCTTGCCGAGCAGGATGCGCGCGTGCGCTTCGATGTTGGCCAGCGTCGGGATGGTGTCGTGCAGGCTGAGCAGGTACTCGTCGCCGCCGACGCGCTTGAACTTGCCGGCCGCTTCGACGCGCGCGCGCAGCGTGATCGAGTCGATCGGCTGCTGCTCGGCGTCGAGCTCGAGCATCGCCTCGAAGATGACCGCGTGCGCGTCCTGGAAGAAGCTGCGCGGCTTCAGCCCGAGACGCCGCACCAGGTCGAGCCCGCGGTTCTCGAGCAGGATGCCGCCGAGCACGATGCGCTCCGCCGCGAGGTCGTGGAGCGGGATGGCTTGCCCGTCGCTCATGGGCTCGCCTGCCGGCTCTGCGTTGGGATTTGTGGTTCGCGCTCGCCGCGCTGATAGCCCTGCCGCTCAGCAGCCGAGAGGCACTGCCACCAGGCTCCTGCGGCGGCAATATCGGCGGTGATGTGCTTGGCGAGCATGGCCGGCGTGCGCTTCTTCGCGCTCGCCAGTCGCCCGCTCACTACCGGGCCGTCAGGGGCCAGCCAGAACCATGAGCACACCGCCGCGCAGGCCTCGACGAACGCGTCGGCGTCCGACTCCGAGAGCAGCGCGATCGCCACGGTCTCGTAGTCCGATCGCCAGCTCGCAAAGGCGTGCATGCCGTTGAGCTCGACCTGCTGCATCGCTCGGTGCCAGGACTTCGAGACCTGCCTGGCGTGCTGCTCCCCTGCAGCCTCCGGATCGTGACCGTTGGCGGCCGGCGGAGGCGGCTCCGGGGTGGGTTCGTCGGCGTACTGACCGCTCAGATCACCACCGCCGCTTTCTTGATCTTCTTCTGGATCGGGATCGGGTCGGGTCGGGGAAAAAGTCCGTCGCGCGTCGGTCTCGCGAGGTTCGACAGAAGTTCGCGCGTCCGTCGCCTGATCCGTCGCGCGTCCGTCGCCCGACGGATCTGCGTTCTTTCGTCCGCCTTTCTTCCGAACGTTCGCCGCGGCGCGTTCCTTTTCGACCTGATCTCGGGACTTGTTCTTGGAGAGCCAGTCGTGGAACTGGAAGCCCTCGTCGGTGCGCTCCCAGAGACCCACCCGGACCAGTTCGTCCGGCGCCTTTCGGTCGAGACCGGAGCGCCGAACGAACGAGAGCGGAACGTGGCCATCGGTGAGCTGATCGCCGCACCACGAGTTGGCCAGCGTCCAGAGCGCGATCGCATCGCCCGGACACGGGCCGTCGAAGAGCGCGAGCGTCTTCTTGTGACCGTGAAACTTGTCGTCGAGCTTGACCCAAACCACGCAGCTGCTCCCATCGCGCCCGGAACTGCAGCGCTGCTCGTTGCCCTCGTCGCCCTACCGCTTCCCCTTCTTGCTCCCCTTGCGCGGCTTGCGAGCCGCCTTCTTGCTCGCCGGCGCCCGCCCGCCGAACGGCACCACGCTGCCTGTGACGTCGTCGTCGTCGCTCTCGCCCTCGCCCTCGTCGTCCTCGTCGTTGTCTCCGCCCGAGGCCATGCCGCGCGCGCGCTCGACGGCGTCCTGCGTGCCGCTGAGCCAGTCCTCGCGGCCGTCGAGCTTCAGCTGCCGCTCTTCGGCGGTCATGGCGCGCGTGCCGAACACCTCGCCGGTGTCAGGCCGGCGGAACGAGATGTTCTGCCCGGGACCCTCGATGACCTCGCACAGCAGGGTCCGGTCTTCGGTGCCCTTGTGCAGCTTCTTGTGCAAGGCCTTGAGGTCTTTGACCATCGGCCGCTTCTTGGTTCCGAGCTGGCTCTGCAGCTCTTCGATCTCCTGAATCTCGACGCTCTTGGCTGCGATCTCGGCGCCGAGCTGTAGCTTCTCCTCGTCGGTCAGCTCGCACGCGCACTCACGCGGGACGGTTCTCGGTTTGTCGGTCACGGTGACGTTCCTCCGTTGCTCTGCAGCGGCGTTCGCTGCTCGTGGTGTTCGGCGGCCGACTGCTCCGCGGTGATTCGTTTCCGCATGCGCAGCACCTTGCCGGCGACGCTCGCGAAGTGCGGCGAGCGCAGCAGCACGCGGACGTCTGCGCCGCGGGTGAGCGCAAGGAAGAGCGAGGCGAGGAGCTCGACCTCGTCGTGGCTGAACGACTGGCCCACGCGCGTTGGGCAGGATGCATGCGATCGGAAGGTGTGCACCTCGTCGTCGCCGTCCGGGCAGGCGCGCGTGACGCTGTGGTGCTCTTCCCAGGTGCAGCCGCAGGGGCGGCCGTGGATCGAGCGCCAGCACTTGGAGCGTGCGCGGGTCATTGGGCTGCCGCTCCCGCGCTGGTCTGCAGAAACCCGCGCACGTACGTGACGAAGTCGCTCAGCGAGCCACGCGGATACGCGCAGTCGCCAGCGAGGTTGTATGGCCGGTCGATCAGGAACGCGCGGTTCGGCGTGTTCCACCGCATCGACCACTTCGCAAGGTGCACGGCGCTGTCATCGGCGAAGAAGTCGCCGCCGACCCAGTACTTGCCCGCGGTGCTGACGATGTCGTGCGCGTCGAAGCCGAAGTGATCGCGCAGCCAGACCCGGCGCTCGTCTGCCCAATGCGGGCTGTGCATGGGCGCGGTGACCGCAACGACGTCGCCGAGCATCTGCAGCTGGCTGACGGCGCGCTTGGCGTCCGGGTACGGCTGCAGCGAGAGGCAGAAGCCGCGGGCGGTCACGCGCGTCCACCAGCGTTCGCGCTTGGTGTGGTGCAGCAGCGAATCGATGGCGTAGGTGCCGAGCGTGTCGGCGGTGATCGATGGGTCGGCGCCGAGCGCGTGAGCCCAACGCATCGCGGGCGTGCAGAAGTCGGCGAGCACGCCGTCGACGTCGAGGAGGATCGTGGTGCTCAAATGAACCCCCGCAGCGGAGCGAGGATCTCGCCGAACTTGCTGAACTCGCGGTGAAACGCCTGCAGCTTGTCGCCGAGGTAGAAGAAGGTCTGCGCGTTGCGGTTGTCTTCGACGGCGCGGCCCTGCAGCTCGAAGGCGATGCGCTCGCTCGGCAGGCAGATGGCCGAGCAGCTCTTCAGCAGCGTCTGATACCAGCCGGTCTCGGTGCTGCTGTTGGTGAGCACGATGCCCTGATCGAAGCGACCAGCGGCGAACTCGACGCAGCATTTCTCGATGAACGCGGGACACAGCGTTCGCGAGTACGGAGGGTTCAGCCAGACGCTTCCGGCTTCCCAGGGGATGATCAGCCCGCTGTCGCCCTTGTGGTACCAGTGCGTGGCGTGCACCACGTTCTGGCCGAGCGCGTTGCTCGCCGGGTCCAGATCGATCGCGCCGCCGAACACGGCGCGAGCAGCTTCGATGTACGGCGCCGGCGTGCACCACTCGTCGCTCGAGTAGTCGGATGCAGAGGTCGTCGAGTCTGGGTTCTTCGCGCTCTTGCCCTTGCGCAGTCGCTCGGCCCCGTGATCGATGCGCGCCTTGTGCTCGGCTTCCGGTATCTGGGCGGCGCGCTCGTAGCGAGCGGCCTGCGCCGGTGTAACGCCAAGGTCCGCGAGCACCTTCTTCTTCGGCACCGGCGGGGGAGATAGATCAGGATCGGGAACTATCTCCGACGACGGCTGCGGACCGGGCTTCGCCTTTTGCAAGGCCGCGCTCAGCTCGCCGAAGCGCCGCTCGGCCAGCTTCTGGATCTTCCAAGCGATGGCCTGCGCTTCAGCGCTGTCGGCCTTCTGCTTGTTGTAGGCCGCCATCGCGATGGCCTGGTCGCGGATCTCGAGCACGTCGCCGAGATCCTCCGACTTCGCAAGCAGCTCGACTGCCCGCGCTACGGCTTCGACTGATGCGATCTTCGGAAGCTTTGCGATCGCATTCATACCGCCTCGATCTCCCTTCCCTGCTCGGTCAGCACGTACCCATCGCCCTTCTGAGCGAGCAGCCGTCGCGCGTGCAGAGTGGCCAGCGCGTTCTTCGCGACCTGCATTTCGCACTCGCACAAGCTCGCGAGCCGGCGCGGCGTCAGGCTGAACAGGTAGCCGCTGCGCAGCGCGCGTAGAGCGGCTCGGCGCACGCGCTCGGCTTCGTGAAAGGCTCTGCTCGGAAGCGTCGTCGTCACCCTTCCCTCGCTTTCCTGATCCGCTCCGCTGCCCAGCTCTGCAGCTCGAGCAAGGCCTGCGCGCCCTCGCGCGCCTCGCGCTCGATCTGCTCGAGCTCATCGATGCTGAAGCTCCCGTCGGCCTGCGCGACCGCCAGTGCACGGACCGGGTCGCTGCACTCGACGGTCACGCTCGCGAGCCGTGCGCCGTGGTCATCGCCGTGCACCGGCTCCGGGCGCTCGAGCACGACCGCGGCGAAGCGCGAGGCCAGCCAGCGCACCCGGCCAAGGCCCCAACCCCGCGCGACCGGCGACTCCGCGGCGGCAGCGAGGTGAAGCTCAGTCAGCGCATGCGGCTCGGCGGCGAGCTCGCAGCGCGCGAGGTGCGACGGCTGCACCTGCAGCTCGGCGGCGAGGTCGCGCTGACTGATGCCGGCTTGCTCGCGATCGACGCGCAGCGAGCGGGCGAGCTCGGGCTTGAGCGCGAGCCTGCGATCGGCGAGGCGGAGCGCCTTGGGGCGCGCGGTGGCGGTGACGGGGGCGGTGGATTGCTGCTGGTACTGCTTCACGGTTTTACTCCTGCGACTGCTGGTGCTGCTTCAGCTGCGGCAAGTGTCTTGCCGCGGACCTCGACGTAGAACGCGTTCAGAGTGGCGCTCGGCACACGGCGCCAACGCCCCTGCTCGATCGCCCGCTCGGCGCGGCGCACGTCCCCGCTCAGGTTCCGCGCGCCCCAGTGGGTCGCGTGAGGCGCGGGATTGCGCACGCGGCCCTCGAGCGCAAGCAATGCGACTCGGCGCACCTGCGCCCATTCTGCGTTTTGCTGCGGGCTCCACTCCTCGATGTCACCGCCAGGCAGCTCGCGAGCGAAGCGCGCGCGGTCGTTGTCGGCGCCCAGTGCGGAGTAGGCCCAGGCCATGCGCTCGAAGGACCAGCCCGAGCGATGGGCGCGAGCACGCAGCACGTAGGTGATCGCGGCGCAGTCAGCGAGCGACGTCTCGGCTTCGACGAAGCAGACGCGGGCGGCGAGAAGACTTCGCGCGGGCACAGCGCATTGCCCCGCGCTTCCAAATGCCGATGCGCCGGCCCCGCCGCAGTCGTCGTTGCGTACTGCCTTGGCCTCGTTCGCGTGTGCGCTGTCAACGGCCACGACTAGTGCACGGGAAACAGATGCCGGGATTACGCGCCCGGCCGCGTTCGACGCCGCTCCTGCTTCGCCAGCTTTGCCCGCACTTACGTTGGCCCGCGCGTTGCCTCGCGTGATCGGCTGCCGGCCGAGGATCAGCCCGTCCCCGTCTCTCCGGAGTGTCTGCCTACGGTCTTTCGTCGAAGTGGCTCGTGAGGGAATCGAACCCCCGTTGCGCGCAAAGCGCACGGCGTTTACAGCGCCGCTCCCATCCACTGGGTACGAGCCGACAGCTGAATGTGTCATCGCGGTCAGGGCAGCACCGATCGACGCGGGGGGGGTAGCGTCTAGGATCGGTGCCGCCCTGTTCGGTCTCGGGTTCGCGATCGACGACCGCTCGCGAGAACGGTCTTCGCCTATTGCGCGGCGCTCCATCCAGTAGAGCAAACCGCTAATGACCAGCGCGCAGACGATGAACGTGCTGCGCGTAGTCATGGCCACACCGCATGAGGACAGCGGGCGCGATGTGTGCCGTCCAGCCAAGTCTTTATGGTGGCCCTGTCGACACCATAGGCTTTCGCCAATGAGATGATGGCGACGCCCGCATAAGACTTGGCGAACCGAATCCAAAGAATGTCGGTGTCGGTCCGCTTCGAATGAGAGTTTTCCTGTCCTCGTCGCCCCGTCTTGGTCGACGCGCGTCCCTTTCTTTTCATATCGGCGTTGTTGTCCGCTTGCGTTCCCAGGAAGAGATGGCCCGGGTTTACACACGCGCGGACGTCGCACCTGTGGAGTACGCGAAGCCCCGCGGGGATCGCCCCTCTATGCAGTTCCCATGACATCCGGTGAGTCATGATGGAGCGCAGATGGCCGTCCGCTGATCGCTGCACGACCCCATATCCGCCGCCGTTGAGCGGCCCGGTCCAAATCCAGCACCCATCAGCGCGGCGCTCAACGCGTGCCACGAGCATGCTCGCGCAGTCCTCTATCGCTGCTGTCGAAAGTCTAAGAACGGAGTTGAATGGAGAAGGCTGTGTCATCGCGAAGCCTCTCGTTCAAAGCTTGAAGCGCGCACGGCAGCGCCGAGCAGCGCGAGCGTGCAGGCGACGAGGGCGAGGCGGCGCTTCACGACGGCCTCGTTGCCGCGGCCTCGGCGCAGCGCTTGATGACCTGGTTCGCGAGGTCGATGTCCTCTTGCGTGAGGTGCGCGACGTAGACCTTGATCGCGCCCTCGAGCGCGTTGCGCACGCCTTCCTGGCGCACGTAGATCTTGTGGCGCCGGTCGGACGGCGACACGCGCGGCATGCGGTACGGCTTCGCGACGCCGGGCATGGGGACGTCGTACGCAGCGAGGATGTCACCGGCGAGGATGCGCCGGCAGTAGGCCGTGAACTGCTCACGGTCCCAGCTGCCGCAGTACCAGCAGACTCGATCGCCGTTGGGACGAGGCGCTTCGTCGCGCGGCAGCATGCCCCGACCGTTGAACGGGCAGTCGCTCATAGCGTCGCCGCCCCACTCGCACACGCGAGCAACACGGCCGCGACGAACGCGGCCAGCAGCACCAGCATCACGCGCTCGCGCGCGGTCGGCACTTGGCGGAGTGGCTGCATCAGGTGGCCCCTCCCCGCATGCTCGGCATCACGCGCTGCAGCTCGCGCAGCTTCGCCTCCGCGGCTTCGGCCCGCGCGCGCTGGTGGTTGCAATCGCGAGCCCAGTGGTAGAGCAGTTGCCGGCAGCGCAGCAGCTTGATGGCGGCGCGCCGGCGGCTCGGGAAGTGATCGATGAACAGCGGGCCGATCCGCAGCGTGCGCGTGTCCGGCTCGTGCTCGTCGCCCTCCGAGCCTCCCCGGTCGACGCTCAGGAGGTAGCGCAGCAAACGCGGGAGCGTGTTCTCGCTTTGGCGGCGCCACAGTACGCGCAGCTGCCAACCATGGCGCAGGAGCGGCGCGACGCGAGCGCGCACGTGGAAGTAGCGACCGTCGTCCTCGTACTCGACGGTTTCAGACTGCGGCATACGGCCCCCTTCCCTTCGTCGGCACCGCGTACAGGCCGCCGCGCCCGCTCCGCAGCGCGCGCTCGTTGTGCTGACGCCGCCACGCGAACACCTCGTCGCGCGCTTCGTCGCGCTCCCGCTCCACCCGCGCGAGCGCCGTGAGCGCGCGGGCCCAGCCGTAGAACGCGAGGCCGCACAGGGCGCCGAGCACGCAGGCGAGCTGGGTCATGGACGCAGGCTCCCGCCTTGCGCGCGGTGGCGAGCGACGCGACCCACCAGTTCGGCGCGCTCGATCGCGAGCTTCAGATCGTCGGTGGTCGCCAGATCCTGCCGACCCGTCTTGAACGCGAGACGAATGCGGCTGCGGAGGTCGCGCAGCTGAACGCGCAGCGCGCGACGACGCTCCCGGCGCGGCGACAGCTGAAGATGCATCTTGGCGAACAGCTCAAGGTCACGCGCCGTCGCGGGCGCGTACGCGATGCGGCGCGGCGCTACCGCCAGCGTCTTGTGCTGCCGCGCGCGCGTGCTCTCGAGGCGAAGCCCTCGACTGTGCAGGTCAGGGTCTGCTGCGATCACGGCTCTGAAATCGGTTGTCGTCATGTCCGCTTCCCTCCAATCACGCGCCCGCGTCGCACGGTCTTTCGTCGCTCGCATCGCGCGCATCCGCCGCAGCGCTCGCGTTCGGCTGCCGGCTCGCTCGGCCGAAGCGGAATCTCCGCATCCACCTGCGCGGCGAGCGCGAGCAAGGCATCGCTCGGGCGGTCGTCGCGGTGCAGGGACGCGAGCTCGCGGCGGTACTTCGGCACGCGACCGGTCACGACCGCGAGCTCGGGCCCGCTCCAGGTTGAAGGCAATGCCGTTGCGGTTTCGTCAGCCACGGTCCACCCCCTCGATCGCGCTCGCACCCACCTGTTCGAACCGCCCGACGATTTCGGTCATGTCGACCGCGTACGAGCGCAGGTCCGGGCGCGCCTCGAGCTGCCGGACGAGCCGCAGCAGCGCATCGAGCGGCTCACGAAAGAGCGCGTAGGTGGTCGAGCCGTCAGTCGCGTTCACGCCCGCGAGAGCGACGTCCATCGCGGACAGCGGTTCAGCTGACTGCGCATGCGTTCCCGATTGCGCGTCCGCGATCGGCGCCGCATGCTCGACCTCGCGCCCATGAAGCACCGGCGCGGAAGTAGCGGTAAGTTGTTCCGCAGCGTCGAATCTGTATTGCGAGACGAACACGCCCGACGGGTCGCGCTCGCACACGCGCGAGATGAGGGCGGGGTCCTTCGCTACCGACAGCTTCGCGCCCAAGTCCCAGATGCGCTGGTGAAGATCGATCGCATCCGCGCGCGCCTGCGCGAGATCGCGCCGCAGCTGCTCGCGCTCCTTCACGAGGTCGTACAGGTCGGCGGCGTTCTCGCGCGCACCGCGATCGGGCTCGGCCGCTCGTGCGCGCAACTCCCGCAGCTCGTCGCCCACGCACGGCACGCACAGCGCGAGCCCGTCGCCGAACCGGACGCGCATGCGGTAACGGCCGCAGCGGTCGCAGGGCGAGACGGCGTCGGGCGGGTTGCCGCGCGGGATGGCGGGGCCGCGGGGTGGACGGGCGTGCGGTGCACGCGCGCTACGGCGAGCAATTTCGTCTTTGCCAGCGATCACTTCGCGATCCGGGCCGGCCTCTGCGTCGATGGTGGGGAGGGCCATCGGTCAGGCTCCTGCTTGCGCGGGATGTTGGAAGTCGACAGCCGGCAACGGGTTGCGGTAGCCGCGAAACGAACGACCGCGGCGCCCTTCGCGCGCGGCGAGAATGCGTGCGCGGCGGCGCTCGCGCGCTTCGTCGAGCGACTCGCCCGGTTGCTTGCGACGACGACCGTTGAACACGGGCGAGCCCGCCATGCGGAACGCTTCAATCAGGTCGTTCTCGGCCGCGCGCGCCGCGTGAAAGCCGCGGACCGTCGCGACGAAACGCAGCTTCCAAAGGGTCGGATCGCCCGCGCGCATCGCCTCGTTGACCAGCAGCTCGCCCCAGTTGGGACGGCCGTACGCGTGCGAGAAGTGCTGCAGGCAACGCTGCTCGGGCGCGCTCGTGCAGCCGACGTAGACGCCTTGCGGACCCGAGAGCGTGTAGAGGTAGTGCGCGGCGGCATCGCGAGTCGCGCGGCGTTGAGCACGCTTCGCCATGCGCGCCGCGTGATCGCGCAGCCACTCCTCACGCACATCTGCCGGCTGCTGCGCCAGCCACTCGCGAGTGGACTCGCTGAGAGACGAGTCGGTCACGCGGCACCCGCGGCAACAGCAGCGGGTTCGTCCTCTTCTTCGTCGTCGATCGGAACCGTCCCCGCCGCGATGCCGCTCAGCAGGTCGCGGCTGAGTCCGAGCTCGCGCGAGAGGCACTCGATCGCCTCGTGGCTCGGGATCGCGTGGCCGGTCTCGTACTTCCAGATGCGCGACGCATCCCAGCCGCAGCGCTCCGCAAGCTCTTTGACCTTCAGCCCGAGCTCTTCGCGGCGCTGTACGAGGCGCCGACCGATTGCGCGTGCGCGCTTCTCTTTCTCGGCGTTGGTGCGGTGGTGGTGGTCGTATCGGCCTTTTCGTCGTGCTGGCATGACCAGCTCAACATATCCAACCCGATATGACCGCGCAAGGGGTATCTGGATGTGGCGTTGTTTTCCTGGAGCAATCTTTCTAGAAGTGGGCTCAGAGGCCGGCTACGGTGCCCGGCTGCTCGGAGGCGCGCGCATGGGCGACCAGAGATCTAAGAAGCAATCGAACCTCCCTTCGAAGAAGTTGATCGGCGTGCGGATCGAAAAGCTCCGGGTCGAGCGCGACATGTCCAAGGCGGACCTTGCCCGCGCGTGCGACACAAACGAAGGCAACGTCTGGAAGTGGATCACTGGTCGCCAGCGCCCGGGGCTGGACAAGATCGGCCTCATCGCTACCGCGTTGGGCACGACGACCGAAGCGCTCCTCGCGCCGCCGCCGGGAGCGCCGAACGACCTCGAGCAGCAGATCATCGCGGAACTGATGCCGAAGGCGCGTTCGCGCGCCGAGCGCGAGCTGATCGCCGAGTCGGTCAGGAAGACACTGGACGCAGCCGCTGCTCGGACGCTTTCCGAACGCGCGCAGGACGCGTTCCCATCGGAAGAAACGGCGACGCCCCAGCTGCCGGAATCGACGCTGCCGCCGCCGCCCGAGAAGCGTAAGCGGCGCGCCTGACGCTCGGCAGCACCTCCGGCACCAGGTCCAGCCGCGCCCCCAGGCCGACGCACTCGAGCGCCCGCCGCGCGATCTCGCGCGCGATGAACGCCTGCGTCCACGCCGGGTCGCCGTAGGCGTCGTAATACAGCGAGAACCCGATCCGGCGAGATCGTAGGCCCGCGCACGGCATCGGCGACAGGTCCAGGCCAGCCGCGACGGCCAGGGCCTTCAGCCCGCTTGTGCTCGCGCTACGAGCAACGCTGAACAGCCAGTCGACAGCATCGGAACTTGTCAAGTTCTGCATGTTGCGAACGGGTTACAGGATTTGTCCGGTGGGGCACAAGACACCAATCCAAGGTGTGCGTGTCATGGCGCCACACTGCGCACACGGATAGACCGGTACGCCGCAGCGCGACATGGCCGGATCGCGAACCATCTCCAACTCGACAGATTATTTTGCACATCGAGTTGGATATACCTTGCGCGATATGTTCGCCTCGAGTAGCGTCTCTCTTGTCGGGCAAGCGAGCCCGGCAGGGAGACAGCAATGGAGACCAGCAACGACCTGCAGCGTGCCTTCGCCGCCCTGACCGGCCGCCGCCCCTGCGCGACTTGCCGCGGCGCTGGCGTCCTCGCTGACCGCAGCGTCTGCCGCGCGTGCCTGCCGGCCGCCACGCACGCGTTCGAGCTCACGCAGCAGCTGGCGGTCGACGCGCGCGCGGCCCGCCGGTCGCGTCGCATCTACGTGCGCGCGGCGGAAGCGCAGGTGTCGCTGTGAGCCGCCGCAGCGAACCGCGCGGCATGTCCGCCGGCGCCTTCATGGCTGGCTTCTCGAGCGGCCCGAGGCTCCGCTACGAAGCGCCGGCCAAGCGCGAGTACCCCGCCGAGCTGATCGCGATTCACGCGCCGCTCGCGCACGGCGCCGAGTGCGACTGCGTGGACTGCGACCGGCCGTCGCGCGCGGCGGCCCCGCGCTTCACGACCCCGACCTGCCGCGCCTGCAACGGCGCCGGCTTCACGCGCACGGCCAGCACGCGCACCGAGTGCGGCGCGTGCAACGGCGCCGGCGTCACCCTCGAGCCGGCGCACGGCGCGTACGAGCCGGTGGTCGAGGGCGAAGAGCCGGAACTGCTCGGCCGCGAGCTGGCGAGCCTGTCGCAGCTGCGCGAGCGCCTGCTGTCCTGGGTCGGCGCGCTGGCGGAGGCCGCGACGAACGGCGAGCCGCTGTCGATCGACACCAGCCTGATGCTGCGCGACGAGCTCGTGCTGCACGCCGCCGCGCTCGACGAGCACATGGAGCGCGCCGACGAGGCGGCGAGCGAGCGCGAGCTGCGCGACGACCTGCGCGACGACGAGCTGCAGCGGCTGCACGAGCACGTCGCTGATGTCGAGCGCGAGCGCGAAGAGTACCGCGTGGCGCTGGCGGCCGAGCAGAAGCTGCGCGAGCAGGACGCGGCGACCATCGGCCACCAGCGCGTCGAGATGGAAGCGATGCGCGTGGAGCGCGATGCCGCCGTTGCAGAGCGCAGCACCGTCGAGGCCGCGCACGGAATCCTGATCGTGCAGGCGCTGCAGTACCGGACCGAGCGCGATGAAACGCTCGCTCAGAATAAAACCCTGGCCCTTCAACTGGCGCTGAAGTCGGCGCGAGGTGCGGCATGAGCAAGCTGATCGACAAATCCAAGTGGAGCAACGGTCCCTGGAACGACGAGCCCGACCACGTCGAGTTCCGGCACAAGGGCGTGCCCTGCATCCTGCATCGCAACAGCATGGGCGCGTGGTGCGGCTACGCGGCCGTCGAGCCCGGTCACCCGTGGCACGGTCTCGATTACCAGGGCCGCTACGACGACGAGACCGACAAATACGTCGAGTCACCAGCGAGCGCGGTCGAGGTGCATGGCGGTCTCACGTACGCGGACAAGTGCCAGGGCGACATCTGCCACGTCGCACAGCCGGGTGAGCCCGACGATGTCTGGTGGTTCGGCTTCGACTGCGGGCACGGCGGCGACACCGTGCCGGGCATGATGGCCCATCGCGCGCAGTTCCCCGCGCTGTTCGGCGGAGGTGAGTACCGCGACCTCGCGTACGTGCGCGCGCAGGCCGAGTCGTTGGCCGATCAGCTGATCGCGGCGCGGAGCGCAGCATGAACGCCCCGATCGATCTCCGCCCCCGCCTGCTGCACGGCTGGCTCACCCGCTCCGGCGTCTCGCCCGAGACCGCGACCGGCCTGATCGCGCGGCTCGACTCCGAAGGCGACAACGCCAGCCGCTTCGCCGCCGCGCGCGCGGTGCTGCGCGATCTGAACGTCTCGCCGAAGACCACGCGCGAGCTGCTCGCTGCGTACGGCTACTGGCAGCGCGAGCTGTGCAGTCGCGAGGGCTGCGAGAACGAACTGCACGCGAAGAAGGCGGTGGTGATCGTGAAGTCGCGCGCGTTCTGCTCGCCGTGCTGCGCGCTCGATGCGCTCGGTGTGCCGGTATGAGCGGGCGGCACATCGAGCGCGCCATGGGGCAGGTGCAACGCCAGCTCGGGCGCAAGGACCTCACTCCCGAGGAGCGTCGTCGTCTCGAGCGCGAGCTGAGCGAGCTCGAACTCGATCTCATCGAAGATGACGCAATCGGCTCGATGTCGTTCGACATGGATCAGGACTGGTGATGACAACGAGACCCTCAATCCCCGCCGTCGTCACGCTCCCCGAGCGCAGCTGCTCGCGCTGCGGCAAGCCCCTGCTGAAGAACGCGCCGTCGTGCTCACTGTGCGGAACGCCGGCAGAGTTGAGCGTCGCCGCGCAGATCGCAGCGTTCCGCGATCAGCTGCAGGCCGAGGGCCGCTGCGGTCCGCGCAAGCCGCAGCCTGAGCCGGAGTCACTCGAGCAGAAGCGCGCGCGGTGGATGCGCGGCGAAGACGTGCCGGGCGAAGCGCTCTACCCGCCTTCGCAGTCCGACGAGACGGAGGTCTGAACGTGGCGACGTTCTGCAAGACGCGCGAACGAACGCGCTACGACTTCAGCGGTCCGCGCTGCATTGAGGCCTCGTGCTGGGCGCCCGGCATGTTCCAGCACCGCGGCGCGACCATGAGCGGCAGCCGCAACACGGGCGAAGAGGCCGCGTGCTGCTTGAACCGCGCGTACCACGGCTGCCCGCAACCCGAGAGCGCGCTCGGCTACGACGTCGAGGTCGGCAAGTTGCGCCGCAAAGAAGGATGGAAACGCGCATGAGCAAGCTCGCCACCGAACACCCCGAAGCGTCGCAGCTCGAAGACGCCGCCTGGGATCTCAAGTCTGCCGCCGAGAAGTTCCACGGCCGCGCGATGACCGCGGAGACGCGCGCCGTGCTCGCGAGCGCGAAGCGTGACCTCGAGCGGGTCAAGCGCGCGGTCGATGCGGAGTGGGAGCGTCGCTGTAGCGTCCGCAAGCGCGGCAACGGCACGACCGAGGAGCAGCCCGAGCAACAGGAGCTCGCGACCGATGGCTGACGACCGCTTCACCGACGAGCAGCTCGACGCGCAGCGCGCGTTCGTCGACGCCTGCAAGCCAGGCCCTATCCCTGCGATCGAGCGCGACGGCATCGAGCTTTCCGTGCCGGCCGAGGTCTATCACCAGCGCGAGCTGCACGTCGCGAGCAAGAGCGCGCTCGACCTGGTGCACAGGAGCCCGGCGCACTATCTCGCGTGGTTGCACGGCCAGGAGCGCAAGAAGACGGCGGCGCTCCACTTCGGGCAGGCGTTGCACATGGCGCAGCTCGAGCCCGAGCGCTTCGAGCAGACCTACGTGGTGTTGCCCGACTTCGGCGACATGCGCAGCAGTAAGAACCGCGCCGCGCGCGATGCCTGGCTGGCCGAGCGGCCTGGCGTGCTCACGCTCACCGAGGACGAGCACGCGACGCTGCACGGCATGATCGCGGCGATCCTTCAGCACCCCGCGGGCAGTCGACTCGTGCTCGACGGTCAGCCCGAGGTGACGCTGCGCTGGCGCGACGAGATCACCGGGCTGCGCTGCAAGGCGCGCGCGGACTACTGGGTCAGGGCGAAGCGGCTCGCGGTCGACCTCAAGAGCACCGACGACGCGAGTCCCGAGGCGTTCGCGCGCAGCGTGCACAAGTACCGCTATCACTGCCAGGACGCGATGTACCGCGCTGGCTTCGCAGCGTGCGGCGAACCGATCAGCCACTTCGCGCTGCTCGCGGTCGAGAAGACGCCGCCGCACGCGGTCGCTGTCTACACGCTCGACGAGGACGCGGTCACCAAGGGCTACGCGGCCGTGCGCATGGACATGGCGACGCTCGCCGAGTGCGTCCGCACCGATCACTGGCCGGCGTACAGCGACGGGGTTCAGGAACTCGCATTGCCGCGTTGGGCGGCTTGAAGGGAGCAGAGCAGATGGCGAACGATGGAACGCAGGAGCAGCAGCAGGAGCCGGGCAAGCCGAACGGCAACGGCGGGACCGGGGACAAGCCCAAGCGCGATGCGCTCGCGATGGCGCCGATCACCAGCGATATCGCGAGCCCGTTCTCGAGCGGCATCGCGTTCGGCAACGCGCAGCGCATGGCGACGTCGCTCGCCGCGTCGTCGCTCGTGCCGAAGGTCTATCTCAACAACGTCGCGAACTGCCTGATCGCGATGGAGCTCGCCGCCCGCGTGGGCGTGTCGGTGCTGATGGTCATGCAGAACCTGGACGTCATCCAGGGCAAGCCGTCGTGGTCGAGCAAGTTCTTGATCGCGAGCGTCAATGCGTCGGGCCGCTTCACGCCTATCCGCTACGAGTGGGCCGGAGCGCCGGGCAAGGACGAATGGGCATGCCGAGCGCACGCCGTCGACAAGGCCAGCGGCGAGCTGTGCGTCGGCACGTGGATCACGTGGCTGATGGCGAAGAAGGAAGGCTGGGCCACCAAGAGCGGCAGCAAGTGGCAGACCATGCCCGAGCAGATGTTCCAGTACCGCGCCGCGGCGTTCTGGACCCGCACCTACTGCCCGGAAATCAGCATCGGGTTCCACACCAGCGACGAGCTCGAGGACGCATTCGGCAAGCCGGGCAGCGGCGACCTCACGGCGCTACCCGGGCAGCTCTCGCCGGGCGGTGCGCAGTCGCTCGAGGCGGTGCTCGGCTTGCAGCGCGCTGCAGCCGACGCGCCGACCGACGCGGAGATCGTCGACGAGGACGGCGTGGTGCACGAGGCGAAGCCGGCTGCAGCGGCGGCGGCCACCAGGGCGGACAAGCCGACGAAGGCTGAGAGCAAGGCCGAGCAGTCGAAGCTCCCGAACACCTGAGACCACCGCGCTCGCCGTCGCGTGCAGTCCAAGCGCGGCGGCGAGCGCCCTCACCTTCGACCACGGAGAACCGATGCCCCCCTCTCTCGACCAGCCTTGGACGGCCTGTGGCTTCGCGGTGCTCGACCTCGAGACCGACGGACCGGACCCCAGCACCGCCCTGCCCTGCGAGATCGCCGTCGCGCGCTTCGAAGCCGGCGAGCTGGTCGGCAGCTGGTCCACGCTGCTCAACCCGGGCCGCGAGATGTCGGCCGAGGTGATCGGCATCCACGGCATTACCAACGAGCTCGTCGCCGATGCGCCCAGCTACGCCGAAGCGGTCAGGCTGGCGACCGAGTGCGGCTTGCTCGAGGGCGCGTGGCCATGCGGCTACAACGCCCTCTCGTATGACCGGACGATCCTGCGCCACATCGCAGACGCGGGTTACGAGCCGCCCGAGCCGATACCGTTCGAGACGCCACCTTCGAAAGCGATTCCCTGGCTCGCCGTCGACTGGATCGACCCGCTAGTCGTCGTGCGCGACATCGACGGCCTGGTGAAGGGGCAGAAGGGCCGGCACAAGCTCACCGCCGCGTGCGAGCGCCGCGGCATCGTGCACGAGCGAGCGCACCGCGCGTTCGGCGACTGCGTGGCCACCGGCAAGCTGCTGTGGGCGATGCGCGAGGAGATCAACCGGCGCGGCGAGCTCACGCTCGGCGAGCTGGTGAGGCGCACGGCGGCGCGCGCGAAGGTGCAGCAAGCTGATCTCGATCGGTACTGGGGCCGCGGGAAGGTGCATGGAGGGGCCGATGTCCGCTGACCTCGCCCCGGCCATCGACCCGGCCAACCCGTACGGCATCCGCGACGGCGTCGCGACGCGCTGGATCACCAAGGACGGTCGCAACCTGCTGATCTCGGAGATGGGTGATCAGCACCTGCAGAACGCGCTGCGATTCATTGAGCGCAGGTTGCACGAAGCTCAAGGCATCGTCGAAGACTTCGCCCACCACTTCGTCGGCGGATTCGGTGGCGAGGACTTGGGCGCACCCTCGTCGCTCGACGACATCTTCGAGCCCATCTTCGCGCAAGAGGCCGCCGCTGAGCCGGTCATCAAGGGCCTGCGCGCCGAGCTGAAGCGCCGCGGGCTGCCGGAGCTCGTGCCGTGATGGGCGACATGGGCGACTACTGGCGTGACCACCGCGATCACGCTCGCAAGGAACGGCAGCAACGGCACCGCGACTGGCACCGCGAGAACCGCGCGGCCATCGACGCGAGCGGCATCGCCTACGCCGACCGCGGCGAGACGCTGCTGTTCAGAATCGGCGCGGTGCGAGCGGACTTCTACCCCTCGACCGGGCGATGGCGCGTGCCGGGTGGCAAGCGAACGTTCAGCGGCGGAGCGCAGAAGTTCATCGCGTGGCTGCGCAAGGAGCTCACTCGATGATCGATCCCAGCATCGACACACCGTGCCCACCGACATGCGTCGCGCACGGCTCTCCGCTGACGCGCGAGCACTCGCCCGGCTGCCCATGGCGTCGCGCAGCGTCCTTCGCGTTGCCAGACCGGGCGAACGAAGCGGTGGAACGTGCGCGCGCGGAGCGGGCGAAGCTGGGGCCGGGGAGCAATGGGCATGGCTGATTCGCAGACCTTCGTCGATGCGTTCGACAACGCGGCGGCCCGGGCCGTAGTCCCCGACCAGACGTCGGCCCACTCGAACGTGGTCTCTGTGCCGCGTGCGCTTTGGGATGCGCTGCTCGCGGCGCGTGCCGAGCTTGAGCCGATCGAGCGGGCGGAGACGGCGGAGCGGGACGCGTACCTGCAGGACGAGGCCGCCGCAGCGTTGCGCGCCACGGTTTCAGAGCGCCGGCTCGCCGAGCTGTTGCGCATGGACACGCCTTGGCCGCTGCGATCGATCGTGGAGCGGCTCGCAGACGCAGCCGACCACCTGTTGAGCTTCCACGCGTGCGATGCTGACTGCCACGAGGGCATGCGCTACGCCGAGCTGGCGGCCAGGGAATGGCTCACCGTGCTCGACCGCCAAGCGCGCGAGGCTGGCGCGCGGAAGGAGGAGAGCGTGCACGACAATAGCGACGCGCCGAAAGACGTGGTCGAGGCGCTGAAGGCCGCGCAAGCGATCCCGTTGGTCGCGCCCGACGCGAGCGAGCCCGCGGGTGAGGTGCTGACAGCCAAGCAGGTGGTCGAGCGCGTGCGCAACGTGTTCGCCGGCTGGACCTTCAACTTGCCCGCGACGATGGCGGTCGAGCTGGTCGAGCGGTACGCGCAGCAGCAGGTCGACGCGCTCAGCCGTGACTACGGCAACCTGCTTCGCGAACATGAAGAGACGAGCCGGCAGCTCGCGAACGCGAACGCGGAGATCGAGAAGCTGCGCGACCTGCTCGACCTGAAGTCGAAGACGCTTGCGCGTTGGGCGCAGACAGCGCGCGATGGCCTCGTGCGTTCCGAATGGGTCCTCGCCGATGTCGACCAGAGCACGCTGATCGATCACCTCGCGTCGTGGTTCGAGTCTGTCAACAGTGTGGGAGAGTCGCGTTTGCGACGCATCGCGCGGTTGCGGGAGGCGGCGCTGGCTCTCGACGCCGAACTGGAGAAGTTCGTTCAATCCACGACGGTGTACCTGTGCCTCGGCTGGAGCGCCGTGAACGGCAAGCGCGTGGGCCTGCGCGAAGCACTCGCCCTCGCCCTCGCCCCCGCGCCCACGCCGGCTGAGGGCGGGGAGGTCGGGCGCGAGCGGCTGCCGACGCTGGCGGAGCTGCGCGAGCAGTGTGAGCGCGATGGCTACGAGGGAGACACGGCGACGCTGTACGCGATCGAGCGATGGATTGAAGCGCGCGATGCCGACGAACAGCGCGCACTCGCGATGCTCGACACCACCACCGTCACGCGGGAGCCGCGGTCGTGAGCGGGCGGCGGAAGCGGGAGCCGTACGTGGTGACCCAGCTGCAGCGGGGCACCTTCTACGTGATCGCGCCGGACGGCGATCCGTGCCTCGCGAGCACCAACGAACAGCGCATGCAGATTCGCGCAGAGCAGCTCAACGACGCGCTCGCGCTCGCGGTGAAGCTCGAGAGACGCCGCGTGCGGGCGAAGGCGAAGAAGGCGAGGGGCAAGTGATACACGAGTTCATCACGTGTGACCGGTGCAACGAGGACGGAGAGATTGAGATCGATCGGGCCAGCGGTCAGTGCTCACAGTTCAATGGCACGGTCGCTGCTGCCGTCGCAGCCGGATGGGAGATTACCGAAGGCGATCCGCACGAGGTTCACGTGTGCCCCGAGTGCGTGAACGACGCGCGCGCCGGTGACGACGATGAGCCGTGCGAGGAGTCGGCGCCCAATGACTGACAAGCCCACGCCGCTGACGGCAGAGCAGCTGCACGACCTCAACATGCACGGCGCCCGAAGCCAGCACTATGACGAACTGCTGGGCCAACTCATCGCCGAGCACGCCGCCCAACAGGCGCGCATCGCCGACCTCGAGCGGGAAAACGCTGTACTGCGCGAAGAAGTGCGCGGGCACATCCGCGATCCGTACTGCGACCTGGGCGTTGGCGACGCCGCCCGCGCCGCAGCCGAGAAGGAGCCGGGCGACCATGGGTAGGCCGACCGAGGAGGAGATCGCGTTGGCGCGTCGGAATGCTGAAGCCGCCATCCGGGAGTTCGAGGCGGGCGACGACACGTACCGCGTCGACTACATCAACGACATGCGTGTGTTGCTACACGCGCTGCGCGAGCGCGAGGCGCTGCGCGACGTCGTGGCCGCTCACTACGAGTCGGCCGAGATCGGCAACGGGGAACCGATGCGCGACGCGCTCGACAATCTCGCCGCCTTCGACCGCGGCGACGAAAGCGAGGGCGGGCATGGCTGATCGCCTGCACCGCATCCACGCGGCTCCCGCCGCCGGCAAGGGCGGGTGCTCGGTCGATATCGGCCAGAACCGTTGGCGCCCCGAGGGCGGCAAAGACCGCGACGAGAAGCGCGCCGCCGCCCGGAGGATCGCAGTCTGCTGGAACGTGCTCGAGGGCTGGCCGACCGATGCGCTCGAGTCGGGCGCACTCCTGGAGGTCGATGAAGCGGCGCTCGCGCTGCTCGACGAGCTGGACCACGTCGACCTCGAGCGCGTAGCGGTCGACCGCTCGCCGGGCATCTGCGAGGCGATGAAGCGACTGCGAGCGGCGTTCGCGAAGCGCGACGCGCTGATCGACCTGACCAACGGGCGCAAGCACGACTGCGAGAGTTGCGCCGCGCACGAAGGGAGCGAAGCCCCATGAGCGCCATTGCCGAAATGCTGCGACGCCTCTCGCACTCCAAGCGGTACGAGCTCGCCGGCGACTTCGAGACGCTGCTCAAAGTCGCACGGGGCGAGGCCCTGGACGAACACCAGCAGATGCACGGTCTCGAGCTTGCGCCGGAGACGGTTCGGCTTCTCGGCCGGCTGATCGATGACCTGAAGGCGGTGGGCTGACCATGGCGCCGATCCGCGAATCGCAGCGCGCGCTCTATCCGGCTGACTGGCCCGCGATCAGCAAGCGCATTCGAGAGCGTGCCGGCAACGCGTGCGAGTGCGCCGGAGAGTGCGGCGCCGATCACACGCTCGGCGTACCGAACGGCGGCGGCGTCTGCCTGGTGACCAACGGCTCGCACATCGCGCGACGCCGGGACAACCCGGCTGACTGGGTGATGTGCTGGCAGATCGAGGAGGGGAACATCGATAGCGACCCGTTCCTCGACCCGATCAAGGTCGTGCTCACCGTCGCTCACCTCGACCACGACCCCACGAACAATGCCGACGGCAACCTGAAGGCGCTCTGCCAGTTCTGCCATCTGCGATACGACCGGCACGAGCACGCGAAGAACGCGCGCGCGACGAGGCGGGCGCGCAAGGCGGCAGGAGAGCTGTTCTGATGCGCGCGCTCACCCTTTGGCGCCCCTGGTGCTGGGCCATCGTGCTCGGCGCGAAGCCGGTCGAGAACCGCGGCTGGCCACCGTTCGAGTCGGTGATCGGCCAGCGCATCGCGATCCACTCCGGCCAGCAGTACGACAAGCAGGGCGCCGAGTTCATCGCGCGCGCGGCCGGAGCGCTTCCTCTGCTCGTTCCTGATTCGCTCAAGTGGCCCGGCGGGCTGATCGTCGGAACCGTGCGCGTGCAGGGGTGGATCTCTCCGACCGACCGCAACGGCATTACCGCCGACGACGCCGCGGCGCTGCGCGAGTCGCGCTGGTACATGGGCAGCTTCGGTTGGGTCCTGCGCGATCCGCAGAAGCTTCGCGAGCCGGTGCCGTGTCGCGGTGCGCAGGGATTGTGGACGGTGCCTACCGACGTCGAAGCGCGCGTGCGCCGGCAGCTGGGAGAAGCGGCATGACGACGCCTCAGCGCATTCAGCTGTCGCGACGCAAAGGCTTCGACCTGCAGGCCGCGTCGCTTGCGCTCAACGGCTTGCCCGCCGTCGTGGTCGCGCGCCCGAGCAAGTTCGGCAACCCGTTCCGCCTCGACGGCACGTGGCAGGAGTCGTTCCGCGCACTCGCGCTCGTGGGTGACGCGTCGAAGGCGAGCCGGCGCGCAGCGGTGATCGAGCTGCACCGGCTCTGGCTCACGGCCGATTGGAGCAAGGCGGTAAAGCCTGGCAGCGAGGACGACAAGCGTACGGCATGGCAGCGCGAGGTCATGACGGTGCAGGGGGATCGCAAGCCGCCGACCGTCGAGGAGATTCGGCGCGAGCTCGGCGGGAAGAATCTTGCGTGTTGGTGTCCGCCGGGGCCGTGCCATGCCGATGTGTTGCTGAAGATCGCGAAGGAGGAACGATGACCAAGCTACTGCGAATCTCCGACGACCTCGCCTTGCCGCTCGAGACCGCGGCCACGCAGACCTACGCGTTCCTCGCGCGCAAGGGCGCCGGCAAGACGTACGCGGCCGGCAAGCTCGCCGAGCTGCTGATCGCCGCGCGGGTGCAGGTCGTAGTGCTCGATAGCGTGGGCAACTGGTACGGCCTGCGGCTCGCCGCCGACGGCAAGGGCCCCGGCCTCGACGTGCCCGTGCTCGGCGGCTTACGAGGCGACGTGCCGCTCGAGGATACGGGCGGCGAGCTCGTGGCCAACACGCTCGTCGATACCGGCCGCTCGGCGGTGCTGGATATCTCGCAGTTCAGCATGGCGGGCCGGCAGCGCTTTGCGACCGCGTTCGCGACGCGGCTGTGGGCGCGCAAGAAGGCCGAGGCCGACCCGGCGCCGCTGCACCTCGTGATCGAGGAGAGCCAGCTAATCGTTCCGCAGAACGTGCGCGGCGACACCGCCAAGATGGTCGGCATCTACGAGGAGATCATCAGGCTCGGCCGCAACTACGGCATCGGCGTTTCGATGATCTCGCAGCGCCCGCAGTCGGTGAACAAAGAGGTGCTGAACCAAACCGAGTGCCTGTTCGTGCTGCAGACCAACGGCAAGCAGGAGCGCGATGCGCTCAAGTCGTGGATCGTCGCGCAGGGTGCAGACGTCGATCTGGTCAAAGAGCTGCCATCGCTTCCCATCGGCACTGCCTATGTGTGGTCACCGCAGTGGCTCGGCGTTTTCAAGCGGGTGCAGATCGCTGCGAAGGTGACCTTCGACGCGAGCTCGACGCCACGCGTGGGGCAGAAGCGCAGTGCGCGCGAGCTCGCGCCGCTCGATCTGGGAGCCCTCAAGGAAGCGATGGCCGCGACCATCGAGCGCGCGAAAGCCGAGGACCCCAAGGCGCTGCGCGCCGAGCTCGCCCTCGCGCGCAAGCGGATCGCCGAACTCGAGCGCGCGCCGGCCAAGACCGAGACCAAGGAAGTGCCAGCACTGAGCGCGCAAGACCGCAAGCTACTCGCAGCGGTCAAGGAGAGCTTCGAGCTGTTCACGAAGAAGATCGACGAGAGCTTCGTGCCCACGCTGCGCGGCGCGCGTGGCGCGTTCGAGGGATACGCAGACGTGCTCGCCAAGCTCACCGGCGCGCCGCCGCCTCGCGGAGCGCAACCGTTCGCACCAAGCGCGCAGCCAGCGCGGCCGATACCGCACTCAGCTCCTCGTCGGCCCACGAACGGCCACGCCGGCGCCGGAGACACCAGCCTGCCCAAGGGCGAGCGCATCACCCTGATCGCCATCGCGCAGCACGCTGACGGCGTGACCCGCGAGCAGCTCACGGTGCTCACCGGTTACAAGCGCAGCACGCGCGACGCCTACCTGCAGCGCCTGCGCGAGCGCGGCCACACCGAGGACGCCGGCGGGCGCATCGTGGCGAGCGACAGCGGCGTCGCCGCGCTCGGCTCCGACTACGAGCCGCTGCCGACCGGCGACGCGCTGCGCGAGCACTGGCTGACGCCCGGACAGCTTCCCGAGGGCGAGGCCAAGGTGCTTGAGGTGTTGTGCGCGATGTACCCGAAGCCGGTGCCGCGCGAGAGCATCGACGAGGCCACCGGCTTCAAGCGGTCGACGCGCGACGCGTACTTGCAGCGGCTCGCGGCGCGGAGGCTGGTGAGCTCGGGGCGTGATGGGGTGATCGCCAGCGCGGAGCTGTTCGGCTGATGGCCAAGCCGGCGCGCGCCGATGACTCGCTGACCCTGCTGCTGGACATCCAGCGGCAGATGAGCGAGCTCACCGCGCGCGCCAAGCGTACCCGCACCGCCGCTGAGAAGCGCCGCGGCAAGCAGATCCGATACGCCCCGAACGTCGCCGAGCTGCCCGGTCCACAGCCGACCGAGATGGACATCGCTCGCGCGAAACGGCTATGGAGGCGCATACGGTGACCCGACCGCCCAAGCCAGCCGTCACGGCGCGCCAGCGCGGCACTGGCTACATCACGCCGGTGTGGTCAGCGGAGGGCTGGCGCTTCAAGGCGCGCTTCCCTGACGGCGCCGGCGGCGAGATGACGGTCGGCACGTTCTCCGCCGAGCTCGACGCGCACGGCGCGCTCAACGCGCAGGTGCAGGCCCGCATCGAGACCGTGGACGGCCGCGCCTGCGCCGTCTCGCTGGGCACCTGGGGCGAGCGCTGGATCGATGGGCTACGCGACCGCAATCGCCGCAGCTGGCGCTCGACGTGGCTGCGCACGGTTTCGGCCGCGCCGTTCATCGACTGGCCGCTCGACTCGATCCGCCGCGCGGACATCCGCGGCTGGGCGCACGGCGAGCTGCTCGAGCACATCTCCGAGCGCACCGGAGAGGTCATCAGCCGGCAGAGCGCGAAGCACGCGCTCGGGCTGGTGCGCCGCGCGCTCGCCGCTGCCGTCGATGCGGGCCTACTCGCGCAGAACCCCGCCGCCGATGTCGTGTTGCCGCCGGCCGACGAGGCGCACGAAGACGGCTGGACGTTTCTCGAGCAGCAGGAGGTCGATCGACTGCTCGAGCATCCGGACCTTCCAGCCAAGCAGCGCAGCGCGTTCGCGGTGGCCATCTATGCGGGACTGCGCCAGGGCGAGCTCTGCGCGCTGCGTTGGGAGAACGTCGAACTGCGCGAGGACCGCCCACGCATCCGCGTCGTCGGTAGCTGGGACGGCGCCACCAAGACCAACAAGACTCGTCGAGTGCCGCTGCTGCCGGTCGCGCGCGCTGCGCTCGCGACGTGGTGGGACCAGAGCAAGCGCCCGACTGCTGGTCTCGTCTGGCCCAGCGACAAGCCCGCAGGCGCGCAGCATGCGCGCGGCTACGACTTCGGCTGGGGCGAGGCGCGCGACACGCAGCACGGCGTCTGCTGGCTCGGCTGGCGCCGGCGCGCTGGCATTGGCCGCCGCGTGCGCTTCCACGACCTGCGCCACACGTGCGCGTCGCACCTGGTGAGCGGCACATGGGGCCGGCGCTGGTCGCTCGAGGAAGTGCAGCGCGTGCTCGGGCACGGCAGCCGCTCCACCACCGAACGCTACGCGCACCTCGCAGAGGACGCGCTCGATCACGCTGCGGCCCAAACGGTGATCCGTCCGGAATCCGTCCGCGTTCCCTCAACTGAACGCGCGCAACAGCGCGAAACTACTCTGCGGGCGGTGGGGGATTCGAACCCACGACCTTCGGCTCCGGAGTACCAGGACAGTGTAGTGATCACAAGCGCTTCGGCGTTCCTGGACGGGTTGCGGACGGATCGGCGCGCCATGGTCGATCTGGTGCGCGGCGGGACGCGGATCAGTCGTGAGGACGGGGAGGCCCATGCGCGAGCCGTGTTGCGCTTCGCGAAGGCATTGGCGTTCGCCGCCGGCGAGGTGATCGCCGCGCCGGACGACGTGTTCCATGCCCGGCTGCTGACCTTGCTCGAGCACGAGATCGGGCTGGATGGTGCGGCGGAAGGCGAGGCCGACGATGGCGACCCCGTCACGCTGGCCAAGCGCGAAGGCTCGCCATGAGCGTGCAGCTCTACCTCGACGGCGAGACGCCGCTCCCGCGCGCCTGGCACGTGCTCAGCCCCTGCGAGCGGTTCCGGTACGTGCTCGGCCTGCGCTGGGGCGAAGGTCCGCTGCTCGTCTGGGGCATGTGCAACCCGAGCACGGCGCTGGCGACGAACAAGGGGGATCCGTCGACGCGGGCCGTCGACGGCTTCTCGCTCCGGTGGGGCTTTGGCGGTCGCGTGATCATCAACGCGTGCGCGTACCGGGCGACCGACTCGGACGAACTGCTGAAGGTGTCGGAGCCGTGGGGGCCCGACAACGCGGAACACCAACAGGTCGTGCTCTCGCACGCGGCGAAGAATGGCGGCGCGTTCGTGGCCGCGTGGGGTGACGCGTTGCCGGCGGAGTATCGCCCGGACGCGGAGGTGATGGTGCGGCGCGCGGAGCTGGCGGGGCTGCAGCCGCTGTGCCTCGGGTTCACGAAGTCCGGGCAGCCCCTGCATCCGCTCATGAAGAGCTATCGGCTGCCGTTCGTGCCGTACCGGGCCGCGCGCGGAGATGCCCCTTGACCCGCCGCGCCCGCATCCCCTCCGGCTGGCTGTCGCTGCCGAGCGCGGCCGACATCGAGGCCGCGGCCGACGCGCCGCATGTGTGCCCCGGCTGCTACGCGGTCGGGGACGAGCCGTGCGCGTTCGACTGCATCGACGCGGAGCGGAAGTGCGACGACTGGGATCCCGACGACGACTACGAGGCCGACGCTGGAGCGAAGCCATGATCCGCGTTCGCCTCGAGATCGTGCCCGGGGGCGACGAAAGCCGCGCGCGCCAGATCGGCGAGCTGCACATCTGGAACGTGGCCGAGCGCGGTGAAGACACGTGCGACTACCACGGATGGATCGAGGCCGAAGGAGAAGCGGGCCGCCGCGCGGTGGAGGTGCGCCGGCACTGGCGACCGGCCGGCGCGTGGCAGCTCGTCATGCTGGCGCTGCAGGACGTGCTCGGAGGGCGGCGATGAAAGCGGTCGGGCGCGCGGCTGGGCGGGCAGGCGATCGGGCGGGCGTGAAGGTGGTGACGTTGAAGCGGGGACCGCCAAGGGATAGGGATAGGACTGACGCATGACCAGAACGGAACAGGTCGGCAACCTCTGGGGCGCACGCGCGGCATACTGGCGCGAAGTCGCGATCGGCTGTCGCGTCGCACTCGACTGCGTCGGCGCCATCGTCGCGGAGTGGCAATGTGAATACGCCGTGATGGCAGCCGGCCACTTCGGCGGCGCCGAGCACGAGGTCGCGCCCGATCGATACCCGCCGCCGTTGCCGCTCGAGATTCGGCCGCGCCGATCGTTCGACGCCTACTGGGGCATGGGCGTATGAGCCGAACGGAACGCAAGCTCGCCGCCGCGCTGCTGAAGCGCGCCTCCGACGTGTTCGGAGACCACAGCTGCAACGACTTCGACATGACGGCGGAGGCAGGTCTGACCGAAGCGGAGTGCGCGCGCATCCACGCCGACTACGAGCAATGGAACAGCGGCGGGCGCGAGGAGCCGGGGCGTGGCCGCTACGCCCACGACTTCGCGCTGATGGGCTACCTTGCGGCGAAGCTGGAAGCTGAGGATTGACCATGCCCCTGACCTGGACCACCGGTCCCGACGCCGACACCGCGACGCTCGAGCTCGGCGGCATGGCGGGCGAGCTGCATTTCGTGCTCGAGATCAAGGTGACCGATCGGGCCTGGTACATCAGCGGCGACTCGCGCCAGTACGGCGCCTGCACGTCTCGCCTCGACGGGCGGCGCGCCGCGCTCGACGCGATCGAGCAGACGCTGAAGACGGCGCTGATGCAGGTGCGGGATTGGAGGGGAGCGTTGTGATGCCCAAGTACAAATACGACATGTTCGCGGCGCCGCCCGGCCACCCCGAGCGCAACATCAGGTCCGCCTATCCCGACGCCACGCACCTCACGCCCGAGTCGCTGTTCGACTGCTGGACGTTCCGGATGCCGCGCGAGATCGAGGCGCCGTTGCCGACGCACATCGTGCGCATGAGCGACAGCTGGTTGCCGGAAGAGGGGCCGCCGCCTCCGCTGGTGCGGTCAGGCGAGCGGGAGTAGCGTGGACGCATGCCCACGCGCCGCTCGTTCCTCCACGCCCTCGGCCTCGCGCCGCTCGTGGCCGCGGTCTCGTCCCTGCTGACGGGGCGTCGCGCGTCCGCTCAGCTGCCGGCGAGCGAGCAGCGGCCCGTGCCGCCGCCCGGGTTCGATGGAGTCGACGACTTCATGCCGATCGAGCAGCCGCGCTACGTGTACATCGTCCCTCCAGGCTCGAAGGCGATGCGCGTCGACGGCGACGGGTTGACCGTGGTCGACGTCCCGGCAACCGACGAGCGCGCGCTCGGGTTCTTGATCGGCTTGGCGGCGTACGACACGCGCATGCCGCTCGGCTGGCCGCAGCCGTGGTGCATGCCGCCGACCGGTGAGCCTCTCGTAGTCGACGGGCACGCGTACTGGCGCGAGGGCGACTACTACCTCTCGCGTCTCTCGCCCGATCGCGATTCACGCGAGCCAGACGCCTGGTACACGCTCGATCTGCGCGCGATGGTCGGCGGGTCCGCCACGTTCAGCAAGAGCATGCTTGAGGCAGATGGCGGGCTCTACTTCCTGGCGGGCGATGTTCTCGCGCGACTCTCGCTCGACCAACATCCGGGCGATGCGAACTCTTGGCACAGATACGACCTTCGCGCGTGGGGAGGGGAGCGCGAGCAGGAGATCGGCGCGCGGTTGCGCGAGCAGCAGGCCAGCCGCTGACGGAATGCAAAACGCTCCGCCAGCCCGAAGGCCAGCGGAGCGAGTGAGTCGCGTTCAGCTGTAGACGAGTGCGCGCGCTACGCGGCTGCCGAGCCCCTGATGCGCACCGCGTACTTGTGGTAGGCGGGCACGAACACCTTGGTCGCGCCGTCGCCGCTCATGCCCATGCCGATCACGCCGCCGCTCACGCCCGTTCCGACGAAGCGGCTGTCGAGCACGACGTATGAAGCGGCACTCGTGTACGAGCCCTGCGTGTCGAACCGGATGGCCGTGCAGTTGCCGGCCGTGTGCTCGCACGGGTAGTAGATGTAGCGCGAGCCGTCGTAGCGCGCGCCCATGAAGCCCGACAGACCCGCGCGGATGTTGGCGAAGTCGTACGTCGTGTAGGAACCGCTCGACGTGAACGAGCCGGCGGGATCGTAGCGGCACGCCACGTGACCGTCGCCCGCGTTGTAGGTCGGCTCGGCGGGAACGAGGTACACCTTGCCTCCCGCGCACACGATGCCGTTGAAGCCGACGAGCGCCGCGTTGATGGACGCGAGGTTGAACGTCTCCCACGAGCTCGGGCTACCGAACGGGAGCGTGGTGTCGTAGCGGAGGAACTGGCCGTGCGACACGCTGTTCTTCGCGTACGGCGAGAAGTAGACGTAGCGCGATCCATCGTACGCGCCGAGCAGGTAGCCGCAGCAGTTGGCGTTGACGAGCGTGGTGTCGAACGATGTCCAGCTCGCGACGTTCGTGAAGCCGCCGGCCGCCTGCGTGTCGTACCGCTTGACGATGTGGCCGCGCAGGTCGCCGGTGAAGAGCGGGATCACGTACACGTAGCGGCCGTCGAAGACGCAGCCGCCCGCCGTGCCGCCCACGCTGCCGGGCACGGTCGTGAGATCGAAGGTCGACCACGCCGCATCGGCCGCGAAGTCGCCCTGCGTGTCGAGGCGCACGACGTTCTTTTGGATCGGCGAGATGTAGATGTACCGCCCGTCGTTGCACCCGCTCGTGAATCCGAGCGTTTGCCCGACCGGCAGCACGCTCGTGAGGTTCTTGACCGACCAGCTCGACGTCGACTTGAACGGCAACGTCATGTCCCACTTCGCGACCTTGACGTGCGAGCCCGCCGTCCACGGCAGGAAGTACATGTTGGTCCCGACGCACT